TGCATTTCTTTGTCTGGGTTAGCAGCAACAAAGTTACTTGCGTTTTTAAGAATAACACTTCCCAATTCTAAGAATAAATCTTCAAACGGTCTAATGTTTTCTTTTTGTTTCTTTTGAATATCTTCTTTATCAAATTTCTTAATAAGAGCTGATTTATCTTTTCCTAATGTTTTATCTAAAGATCTTAAATTAAGTGTCTTTTTGTCAGCGTACGCCCATCTTAATAATAAACCTTCTTTATAATCTTGTTCTAGATCAGGGAAATTAGTTTCGATTGTTTCTCTCCACCACATTTCGTGATATCTTGAAACTTCATCAGCATCAGTTAACTTATATTTATTTTTAAGGTCTTCGACTTTTTTGATAAATTTATTCTTATTCTTTTCAAAATCTAAATCCTTACCTAATTTAATAATCTGTGGAGGAATAACTGTAAATGTTTTTCCAACATTCACTTGTAGTTTTTTAAGAATATCAGATATTTCTTTTGCTGGTTTAGTATCTTCATCAATAACATTACCTTCACCATCAGTGTGCTTAATACCGTGGAATTGAATAATATCTCTATCATAATAAACAACATTAGGATTCTTTGAATATATTAACTCCATATTCATAAAAGATTTACCGTTGTTGAAGTATTTTTCTTGATCTTCTTTAGATAATTTATTTAAAGAATTTGCTAGATCTTCTGCAGCGAATTGAAACGTGTCTTGTACTAATTTACTTGGATGTCCTTCGAACTTATTTTTAAATGATGCAAGATCCATTGGATTCTTCATACCACCTTTATTTCTTGCGAATTTCACTTCGCCATCTTGAACTGTTGCAAATACATTTTGACCATCCGTTTTTTCAGTAGCCTCTTCTTCGAAGTTCAATTCACCTTGAAGACCTGCTTCAATAAGTTTCTTAAAATCTCCAAATGTAAGTGACTTATCATCGAATGGATGTTTCATGTGACCTGCTGCACCACCTTCTAAAATCAATGATTCATTAGAGTCAATTGAATATTTTTCAGTAATGAATTCTGAGTAATTTAGTATACGTTTCTTCATGATATATTATATATTGTAAATATAAACAAAAAACCTGATATAAAAAAATACCAGGTTAATTATTTACTATTTATCCTAATGAACTTGTTAACATTCCAACAGCAGCACCGTAATCTCCATCAGATTTTGATAAGATTCCGTCTACGATTTCTTGTCCTTTAGCTTCGTCAAAATCATCTCCGAATGCCTTCTTTAAAACTGTGAAAGCATATTCTTGAAATTCTTCATCAGATTTAATTTCAGCTTCATTAACTACTGATTCATTATATAAATGAACATAGTTGCTTCCTTTTTGAGAATAAACTGATTTGATTTCAAATTCTTTTTGTGCTTTAGTATAATATGCTTTAAAGAATAAGTTACCGTCTAATTCTCCAAAGAAATGATCTGATTTACCGATAAAGAATTCAGCGTTTGGATAAAGCTCTAAAACTTCTTCCTTAGTAGTTGCCTTTAAAACATCTCTGTTAAAGTCTTTTACAAATTTAGCTTCAATAACTGCTGATTCGCTTAATGAGTTTCTTAAACCACAATATTCGCACTCTACAGTTCCATCACTATCGATTTCTTTATATGCATGTCCTTTTTTATTTGAACATTTTATAGATTCAGTAACGATTGATTCCTTTACGAAATTCTTAAGATCATCTGGATCTATTGAGTATTCTACCTCATCCTCGTCACTCCAAAGAATAACTTCGTCTTTGCCAATTTCATAAATTTCGAATGATGAATTCTTTAAGATTTCAGATCCATCAACGTCATTTGTTTTATCGTAAACATCTCCATCAAAATCATCACTATCAGTTTTGGCTTTAATATACTGTCCTTTTTTAAATTTAGCTTCATTAACGATTGATTCGGCGATACCTAATTCTTTTAAGTTGTTAACATATTCTCCAGCCTCTTCTTCGTTATCATCGTTAGAATGAGCTAATAAACCTGCAGCAATTAATCTTTTATAGATTTCAGCTTTAACTAATTCAAAATTAATAGTGTCACTTGTATTTTCCCAAGTATCTTCTACAAATTCAGGATCTATCCAACCATAACCTCTTTTAATATCTTTAATCATATCTTTAAGATCCATTTCGAATCTTTTAACAGCACCTTCAGTGACCGCAGCCTCTTGAACCCATGAAGATCCAGTATCTCTAAATACTATTTTATCTCCACTGTCAAATAGAACTTCGCAAGTATCATCGTCATTTACTACTGATACAACAACGCCGTAAGAAGGATAATCTTTTCCAATTTCCCAAGCTGCTGCTTCTAAAACTTTAGCTTCATTTATCTTAGCGTTAATATCAACTCTAACTTGTTCTCCTTCAAATTGAGAGTTAAACTTAGTTATAGCAGCTTGACCCATTGCTTCTTGTTTAATTTGCTCTAAATATAATGCAGTACCTTCAACAATTCCTTGTCCTCCCCATCCAGCAGCGTTTGCTATGTCTGAGTAATATTTGTCTAATATTGATTTAATAGTTTTAGCTCCAATCTTAATAAAGTGTCCACCTAATCCTGGCATTTTGATTTCTAAGGGTTGTATGTTTCCTTTAATCATTTTTCCAGTTGGTTCAGCCTCTCTATGGAAGTTTGCATCATGCATTGCTTCAATCATAAGGTATTTAACACATCCTAAAATAGATTCATTAGACATTGCTCCTAAATCTACTAATACTTTGTTAAATATTTTATTGTATACTGTAACTACTTTCTTAGCGTCTCTTTTACCTTCTACTTTAATAGATTCAGTAATAGATTCAGTTACTTTATAAGTTTTACCTTCAAATTCAAATTCTTTATCTCCAGCTTCTTTAGCCTTTCTAACAGCATCTCCGAAAGCGTTACCTTCTTCTAATCCCTGTTCTTGATTTTGTTTTTGAGCGTATGCTTCAGCCTCTTCTTTAGTTTCGAAACATTTTACTTGAACATCTCCTTCCCAAACTGACCATGGAGTTCCTTCTTCTTCACAAGGTTTAACTTCATATTTGTCATTTGGATTATCTGAATGATCTTCAGTTACTTTGTAAGTTTTACCTTCAAATTCAAATTCTTTATCTCCAGCTTCTTTAGCCTTTCTAACAGCATCTCCGAAAGCATTACCTTCAGATACGTCTGATTTTGTAGTTACTTTATAGCTTTTACCGTTAAATTCAAATTCTTCTCTATCTTCTGCGATAGCCTTTGCTCTTGCACCTAAAAACGCGTTTCTTTCATTTAATTCTTTTCCTAATATTTTAGAAATTAAATTGTTTTGAGTTTCTTCATCTAACTCATCATAAGATGTGATTCCCATCTCGTCTAAAATTGACTCAAATTTTTGAGCTAATTCCTTTCTTTTGATTTGATTCTCTTCTCTGATTTTAGAGGCATTTTGTTGAGTTCTAACTTCAGTAAAAGATTTAAATGAGTTTATTCTGTTCATTTCAGCCATTTTGTTTATATTTTTTTATTATGTTAATATAACTATATATCACCGTCAAATTCGACTTTCTTCACAGTGAAGTCGAATTTTTCTTGTTTGTATATTCCTTGTCTTACTTTTCCGTGTTTAAATAGATAATTGTCCCATTCTTCGGTTCTAATGTCATCAACAAAATCTATAATTAATACCTTACTTTTAGATTCATGTTGTCTCAATCCACGACCAATAGATTGCCTAATTATTACTTCCGATTTAAACGATTCAGTAAAGAATATGTTGTGTATTTTTTTGATCGAGATACCTGTCGAGAACGTACCAAACGAAGCGACAATAACGACTTCGTCTCCTGCTTCCATTTTCTTTTTATACTCTTCTCTAATATCAGTGTCAGTTCCACCATCAACATAGAAAACGCGCTTATTACTATCTTGGCGTAGTTTTTCGTATAGTTTTTTACCATGCTCGATCCTGTGAAAAAGAACCAAACTATTCCTAGGTATTCTGGAAATAACGTTTGAGATAAAATTAAGACGCGGCTCATTGTTGATGACAAAATTCTGTTCAAGTGAGAATACATCTTTACTATCGTATCTGTTTTGCGCAAGCTCTTGAAATGCTTGTCTTTGGTTTTCAGTTGCATAGTTCATTTGAATAATTTTAACAGCGCATTTCGCAATATGTCCTTTTTCTTGTAAAAATGCTGCCTTTACTTCACTAATTACCGGGCCAGTTTGACTCATTAATGTTAACTTATCAAGGGTACCATCTTTTGGTATAGTTCCTGAAAGACCAAACCTATATTGAGCGTTTGTACATTTCTGTAAGATTGTTTTAATACTGGCTCCTTTTGCTTTATGTGTTTCATCTACAATGACTGCATCGAATTCAGCAAAATAATCAGCTGTTTTTTTAATTAATGATTGATATGTACCAATAACTATGTTTTTGTTAGATTTAATTTTTTGTCCTGCGAATATTTGTTGAATTCTTAGGTCAACTCTATTCATGTAATTATAATCATGAAAATCTTCATGTGCCTGTACCACTAAAGAAACATTAGGTACAATAAACAGTATTTTCTGTGCTTTTTGTTTTTCAAGCATGTATGCTACTGTTAGAAAACTTATTAGCGTTTTACCAGCAGAAGTAGCGAGCTCTGCAAGGCATTTTCTAAATTTAAGAATATTAAATGCAGTTTCTACTTGATAATCTCTTGGAGTCATTTTAGAACCTTTAAAAAGATCTAATGCCCATGCCTCAAAAGATTCTGCATTTATATTAGGATCAATAAGTCTTTTAATACCATTGATTTTTAATTCGTACTTATATTCTTTACAAACATTCATGACATATTGCCATAAACCAGCAGGAATCCATTTATCATCTTTAATATAAGACACATATCCATCCCATACCCCTCGTTTGACTAATGGATTAAACCTCCAAGAGTCAATACGTTTGGTTAGTGATATTCTTATCTGCTCTAACTCTAGTTCAGTACATTCATCAATCCTTAAGAATTGATTGTCTTCCGTTAATGTTAGTATCAAATTTCATAATACTATTTTTATAGTCTTGAAATATCGAGGCGATTCTTTATTGCAAAGCCCATATTGTCAAGCGTTTTTACTGATCCCTCAATAAAACCTTTTTGAGTTTGCAATAACTCAAGGATATGCGAATCATCAGATATATCTGCTTCGACAAATCTTTCGCGCTGTTTATCTGTAAGTTTATAATCGAAGCTATAATATTCAATCCACTTTTCTTTATACTTTTTATCTATTGTTGATTTTTGAGATTTTATTTTATTTCCCATAGTTGCCAACAATTCTACTAAAACCTGTCTATAACTTAAAGTATATGCACTCACTTCTTCTAGATTAGTACCTAGTTTAAGGTCTTCGGTTAATCCCTTGATTTTTAAAGTCCAATCTTCTCTTTGCTTGCTTAAATATTCATCAAGCTGTATAATTCTTTCTTTTATTTCTGCCATGTAGATTAAGTTTAAAAAAGTGAGTTAGTGTTTTTATTGTCTTTAATATATACGCTACTTTTGAATTTGTTTTTAAACTTAGGTGAACTAAATTCAATACTTTTTTCGCTGTACTCTATGTTAGATATACCGAAATCAATCAAAAGCTTTAAGTTTCTTTTTCTTTCGCTCTCGTTTTCAAATTCTTCGAATCCTTCTTCGATCATTTCTAAAAATTCTTTTTTTATCATAAGTGGTATGCGTCAAGCTTCGAGTCGCTAAAGTACTCATTAATATTACTAAGACATTTATTCTTAGTTAACCATGCTGCAATGACTAAGTCATTTAGATCACCTATTTGTTTAGGATATTTATCTCTTTCATTTTTGTCAATACCCGAAAGATACTTATCCCAATCAATATCAATCTTTGTTTCTTTAAAGAATTTCTGCCAAATAAATATCTTCTTACCTCTTTTTAATTTTTGCATCATCTTCATTTTACCAGTAGTATCATTATCAAACATATACCTGATGGTTGGAATTTCATCAAACTCTTCGGTAGATCGAGTCGCTGTTGCTAATCCAATTGAATTGTTAATAAACATAGCATCAATAGGTCCTTCAAACATCGTTACATCTCTTTGAAAATCTACCATCATAATACCGAAAAGAGTTGATATCTTTTTAATACTTACCAGTGCATTTTCATCAACTTCTAGGACCTTTCCCTGTTCTTGGTATATCTTATCAAGATCATATGTTAAGTATCTAGAGTTGCTCCTCTTACTAAGAGAACGTGTTTGAAACCCAATTACTTTATTTTCTGGAGCTCTATTAAGAACAACAAGTCTCCTGTCTTTTGGAGAATACATAAAGTTTTCTAGTTTATTTGAAAGCAATCTATTTCTTAAATAAAAGAATGCGGAGTCTCCAACTTCAATGTCTTTAAATCCAAAACTCTTTTTTAATTCAGATCTTGTTGGAGCTAAATCAAATGTGGTTTTAAATACATCGTGTTGTAATACTTCAATGTCGTTTACTGATAATTTATGCTCTTGAATATAATCAATTATTTGAATAGAGTCATCAGTACTATTTAATTTAATGTGAGAATCTTTAAGTAATTGATAAACATTAGAGTGAACACTACAATTAAAACAATGGTATTGTAGGGTATCCCAATACAAGTTTCCACGTTTCTTGTTATGATCAGTATGGCTATCACCACAATAAGGGCATGCCAGGGTTATTCGCCCTGGCATTTCCTTTATCATTTGTTTGTTAGGCTCAGTATGTTGCTTAACAACTACTTGCTTAACTAAGCTTCTGATTTTAGATTTTAATTCTTCTGTTATCTTAGATGTCGAGGTCATTCAAGAAAGAATCAAGATCATCACTACTGTCTACGTTTGAAGTTGTTGTGCTTCCAGTTTCTGCAACTGCTTCTGCTACCGGAGTAGGAGTTTTAACAGGTGCTTTCTTTACTGCTGGTTTAGAGACTACCGTGTTAATTGAATCACCTGGATTCAAGTAGTTTCTTAAGATACCATTAACAAAATCTCTTGTTTCTGAATCCCATGGCTTGTACTCGAACGGTGAAAGGCTTGGAGCATTATCTAATTCTGCTTTAATAGCTGCCATACCTTCTTTAGTTCTTTCAGCTGGAGTTCCCGATAAATCGATTGCACTAGTTGAAGATGAGAATTTTGCAGTATCATAGTTATTGTATTCTCCTTGACGAGTAATTACTAATTCAAAGTTCTTACCTGCAAAAAGATCAAATACTTGAGTTGGTTCACCAAAGTTTGGCTTCAATTCTGCGTCGATTTTCTCTTTAATTTTATATCCAAATTTGAAGATTTTGTATTGTCCTTCAAAGTCTGGATTCTGTGGATCTTTAATAACTTTAACTAGTGCAAAGTACTGCTCACGTCTTTTAAGCTTGTCGCTCATTTTACGGTCTACAGCTGAATCACTTTTACGTAGTTTAAAGAATACGTCCGCGATAGGGCAACTTTCGCCAACAGTTGATGGTGAATCCACCATTTTACCGTCTCCGCTTGAGTTTGTCAACCAATGTACGTACTTTTTTACTAAAGAGTTTCTTGGGTTTGCTGGATTTGGTACAAAACGAATTAATGCTTTGTAAGTTCCATCTTTGCCTTGATCGGCTGATGGTTTGTACATATCACCACCAGTTGATGCTTGTACTTCGTGTGTTTCGACGTCGTTTACGCCTAAGTTAAAAATGTCAAATTCTGCCATGTCTTTAATTTTCGTTAATTTTCTTTAAATTGTTTAATAATATTTGTTAGTCTCGTTAAGGGCCCTTTAAAAAACTTACATATGTTATATAGAGAATAAAACAATAGTTTCACTTTCTATGTAATTATATATCATTTTTATTTGGTGAGTGAAGTCTTGGAGTACCCTCTTTTTTGTTATATGAAATTAATTTGAAATCTTTTCAGTTCTTTTGAAACAAAAAGGCTCCCTTATAATATAACTAAAGTATTTAAGCCTCTGGGTAAAATAGAATCCTTGCTAAGTGGTTTAAGAAGTAAGCATCTACAAGGTCATCCATTGGTTTAGGGACTTTTTTAACCTCTCCTATTTCTTCCCTACAATATTTAAGAAGCGAAGATTTTTCAAGCTCTTTGTCGTTTAAAACGTTATCTAAGAATTTTAACCAAAGTTCATCTTTCTTAAGTCTTCCATTTCCAGCATGTTTCTTAATTGTAGAAGGTGCGATTGTCATCATATCTAAGACTTCAAGCCTCGACATCATTTCCATCTTTAATATAGCGGCTCCTGCTGCCATGTCAATAATATTATTAGTACCAGCAGAAGAACCATAAGAAGAGCCTTCAAAGGCGACAACGTATTGCTCTTTAGTCTTCGTAACCGATAAAATAAAATTAATAATGTCTTCAGCGGTTTTCATGTGTCGCTGGATCTTGATCATCTCGCTTTTAGAATAATCTTCATTATTAGTCCAGTCAGGTTGATAAGTTATTTGAGTATCTTTAAGAAGATTAAGCTCTTCTTGTAGCTTTTGTTCTTTTTTAGTTCCAGTCTTTGGTTTTAAATAACCAATAAAATAGTATTTGTTACCTGAAAAGATACAGATTCCTGGAGAATTTAAAGAAAAGTCAATTGTAATAAAATTCATTTAGAAAGATTTACCGATAGCAGCACCTAAAGCGGCTCCTACTAATCGTGAAGTTAACATGTCATAGAACATTCCCTTTTGGATGCCTAATACTTTAGCAATAGTTTTACCAATAGTTTTACCAAGTGCAAATCCAGTAAGTCCACCAAAAATAGATCCTAATAAACCTTCATTAGTCATTTCAAAATCAAATCTCTCTATATCATAAGATCCATCTTCGTTTTGATAATCTTTAACAAAAGATTCTAATGCAAGATCAACTTTCGTTTCTAACTCTTCAGTCCATTCAGACTGTAGCGACTCTTGAAGGACTTGAAGTTCTACTTCAGTTACGTCTTGTTCGTTAATTAATTCTAAGAATGTTTTCATAATGTATATATCTTTAATCTATTTCAAGTATTAAATTGAACTTGTTATAATAGAAGTTTAAACTAAACGTATTAAATTCAGCAATGTTCGAACTCATATTTAATTCTAGATCAGTTATTGAGTTTAAAATAGGCTTCTCAAAAACAGCGCTCATTACATGAATTCCTTCCGCATCTAATATTTGTAATTTTAAATCATTAATAAAAGGTGCCTTTGTTGTTTTTGCATAATAATATAATAGAGTGTCTTGCATTATCCAATAGTTAATATAACCATCTAGTAATTGCATTTCAACCGTAAACTGTCTTTCAATAGTATTCTGAATTGGTATTGATCCTCTATGGTATGTTGTAGTACCATCATTTGGCGCTTGCGATATTGGATCAAATGCAATTCCTGGCAATTGTACACCTTGAATAGCATAGTTTATAAAGTCAATTGGTTCAGTGACAAGATTCCCTGGCATCCTATTTAAATATTTGCGATACTTATCCGCAACTTCTTTAGGAATAAAGGTTCTTGGAAACCTAAAATTAAATAAATTATTTCTACTATTAATTATCATTATATGATGTTAATTTTACCGTGACATACGAGTGTTTCTGAATCTCCATTCTTTATATTAATATAGAACTTGTCTTCGAATTTGTTTGTATCGCTCTGATCAAATCTAGTCGCAACAGCCTTCGGTATCTTAAAGAAAACTTCTCCATTTGCCATATCTACATCTGGAAATCCAGGATTATGAGATATTTGTTGTTCAATCTTACCACTCTTAATAATAAGAATCATATTTTCAGCACCTACTAAATTAATAGCCTTTAAAGAATCTCCATCGGGTTGTGCTATGCTAAATTTAACGTTGTTATCTGAAACTTTCGAAAGCGTAACTTCAAGTTCTCCATTTTGAACGTATTTTAATTCCTCTTTAGAATTTGCTTCAGTTTCATTTAGAGTTACAGTTGTTGCTCCAGTAACTACTCCATAAATATTTACGGGAACTGGAACATATTTTGTTTCTCCAACACTTGGTCTAATAGAATTAACAAATTGATTTAATTCTCTATTGACACTAGTATTTTGTAGTGTATTATAAACAACGGTAGGATTTAAATTACTATTGATATTTAATTTCGTCATTGATTTACCGTATTTCTTTGGTTGGTTATATACCAATGAAGCCGTCTTAATTATCTGTGTATTATCAGTTTCATTATAAATTCTCATATTGTGTCTAATCAAGAAATTACTTGAAATACCTGAGTTAAGAATAACTGGTCTAAATAAAAGAGCTTGATCAAATTGGCTTGTTTGCACGAACGTAGTTAAATACGTTCTAACATAACTAAGACCTAATTGTTCGCTTACTTCGATATCATGAAATACTAATATATCATCGCTTGAAGTTTGAATTCTAGTTTCAACATAATTTTCAAAAGCAGATTGTGATCCATCTTTAGTACCATATATTTTAAAATAATCTCCATCTTCAGCCTCTTCAATGTTTGCTACGATATCTACGAATTCGTCTTCTCTAGAAATAGCTAAGTTATTATTGTCTACTACATTAATATACTTATTCCCATTTTCTTCAACGACACTGCTAATTAAACCAAAGTCAATTTCATAATTTGAACTTGGACTAATAGAATCAATATCTCCTTGAATTCCAAAGAAACTATTTGTAAAATCATCATTTAATCCATTATCGAAAGAATGTACTAGTGAAGGCACTTTAATTTCGATATATTTAGAATATGAATCTTCTCCTAAAACAAAAGGCTGTGGATTTTGAAATTCAAAACTTGAAGAGTTTAAATAAACTGTAGAATTAAAGTAACTATATACTCCAGAGTTTCTTTTAACCTTTGTTTGAAATACAAAACCATCATATCCTCTAGCACTGAATGAATATCCAGTTCTTAAGTGTAATCTAATAGTGTCATACCATACCGCTCCGACGGTTGATGTTGGAACTACTGTTAACCCAGTTGAACTAGTTCCTTGCCAGTCTGTTGAATCTAAATAATTAAATCCATTTTCTAAAAGAGCCATTCTTGACTCCATCTCGGTAGTAACTGCGTAATATCTTCCACTTTCTCCTGGTGCTGTTTTAACATCGTTTCCAGTTTGTTGAAATGGAACCGAATATAAAGAGTTAGCTTTATTTCCAATTTGAATTTCTCCACCGTTCATTTGAGTACCTGCTAGATCTGTATATTCATAGCTATTTGTACCATTTGTTGTTGGTGTATATGTATAAATTGTTCCAGCAGAATTTAAAGAACCTGCTCCTCCTGGAATAACAAAACCAGCAGGATTATCTATTGTAGCATCCGTTAAATTAAACTTATATGTTTTACCATTCTTAAGAATTAATTGACGAGCTGCAAAATTATTTATGTAAACGTAGTTTGCTGCTATTTCAACAGTAAACTCTACAACATCAGCCCCGAGTTCGTGTATTAAAAACCTTGAAGCACTATTATCACCAGCGACAGTATTTAAATATTTTAACTGACTTCCATTATTATCATTTTCTATTTTAACGTCATCTAGATTAGATGCGTCCTGATCGTGATAGATAAATTCTAATAGAATATCTTCGTCGATTTTTGCGAACTTTGATGATTGTGCCATTTCTTACTTTATTTTAAAATCTTAACCATTTTGGAGAATAGAATAATCCAATTCCAATTGAAGGTCCTGTACTAATAACTTGATTGTTGTTTAGGTTAATTCCATAACCAACTCCAAATCCTATAGACCATCCAGCTTTTTTAACTTGCTTCTGATTTAAACGATCATTGACAAGATTTATATTTTCAATATTTGTAAAATTAACTCCACTATATGGTGTTGTTATTCTTAGTAAACTTCTACCATCTTCTTCAATGATTGCTGTTTGTAAACTAATTCCTTGATTAAAATTAAATCTTGAACTAAATATTGAGTATGTTGTATCTACCTTCTTTAGCTTTAACTCTCCATTAAAGACTCTCCAGTTATATTTATCCCATTCTTTTTTGTCATCAAATTTAACTGTGATTCCTGAACTATCTTGGGCAATTCCTACTGAAGCGTTAATTATTGAATCTTTAATATTTAAACTAGTTGAAATTAAAGAGTTAATATTTTTTAAATCCTTGTTTTTGTTAAGGACATTTTTATATTTGTTTTGTAAACTCTTATATTCTGAAGTTGCTGTAGTTATATTAAATTCATAAGAACTTATTTCAGAAACTAATCTGTCATTTTCATTCTTATATGTATCTACAGAATCTTGCGACGCTAATAAATTATTATAGTTTCTATCAGCAACCTTTACTGTGTTTTCTAATTCAACCTTTAGGTCAGCAATACTGTCGCATTGTTTCAAAAACATGAAAACAAATAAAGCGCCTGCTATAAACATGATAGCATTTTTTGAAAGGTTTATATTTTTAATTGGATTTATCATAATCTATAAGAATGTGTTCCAACCGTTTGAGCTAGTTGGAGTATCCCAGGGTTGTGTTGTTATAGTTGGGTTATCAGTCCACATTAATTTAGCAAACCAACTGCTGTCTCCACCAGCATTAGTAACCACCATATCATCAGTTACAGAACCAAGGTGATTAATTGTAGTTGTAGCTGTTCTTCCGTTTTGAGTTTGATTCTCATTGCCGCTAATATATTTAGATTTATTGTTCCATGTAACATCCATACTAGCAACACCTGGCGTAGTCTGAACATTGTTCGTAAAGTTTTGAATCCAAGCAGCAACATATATTGTAGAACCTGTATTATTAGTAACTGTATACTGTCGTGTTAGAGGAGAGTTGTTATATAATTGACCCGAAGTACCATTAGGACTTAGTGCAGGTAACATATCATATACCGTTGCACCAAAGCTTAAAGTAGTACTTTGACTACTTGATAATCCGCCTTGAACCTCATTTTCATTTGCAAAATCATTATCAGTTATATTTAACGTTAATTTAGTATACTGTCCATTTTGGTTTACATCACTATACGTGTGATTGGTAACTGAAAAGTCAGAGGTTCTTGCACTTCCCGAGCCATAGTATGCATAGCCTACTGTAGGCGTAACTAAATTATCAAAATACTTACCAGACGGTGCTGTTAAAATAATAGGATCTAATGCAACCGAATATCCTATAGTACCGGTTTTGGTTTGCTGTGTTGCATCATAATTCCATGGACTACCAGCGTTATACTCATATGTTTGAGCAACCTGATTAAGAATTGTTAACGCGTTATCTTGATTAGTATCAAATGCTATTTGAATATTACTAGGGTTATACGCCAACTGCTGATTTACAGTTATTACATATTGTACTTCGGGCCATCCATTTGTATTGTTTCCTCCTGGACCTCCAAATACCGGAGAGCTAATAGTCACTCCGTTTGGCAGGGTCCATGATGGTGGATACTGTGTACCAGTCCATAAGTAACCTGAAGGGGCTCCCATATTTAGTTGAAATGATTGACCAGTTACGGAACCTGCTGGTGCGGTGACATTAAATAAAGTACTACCACTCGTGGTTTGGTAACTAGGATTTCCATAAGTTCCTACGTCGCTAAATATAATTTGATACGTATTTGTGTATGTTGGGTTTGCTGTTCCAGGTATTTTAAAGAATAAATCAGTTTCTCCTAAATAAATTATCTGTGGAACCTTTTTAATAGCATACTGTGTACCTGATGAATCAGGAGTTACTAAATCTTCAACATAATCATTTGTGTGTGTTATATTATATTGACTAGACACAGAGTTTGCTGCATTTAGTGTAATGTCAGCTCCACCCATAATACTCTTCTTAGCAGAGCCATTGGTTGTAGCAAGACCTTGACCTGTTGCTCCAGGCGCATCATCAATAATATAATCGTACCCGTTTAAATCAGGAACCTCATATGCCACTGTACCTACTCCTGTTGAGTTTTTCCAAACTTGACCATTACATAAATACCAGCCAGCGTAATCTCCAATACCTCTACCTATAGTAAATTCAATAGCACCAGAACTAGCGTCATAGTTTAATTGTTGTTGTATAAAATTAGAAGATTGTTCAAAAACACTAGATAGAACTCCAACAATAGTACCTACTGGTATTCCACCACCAAGTTCCTGTATTGTTTGAAATTTTAATTTACCAGTAGCGTCTGCCGATGTTGCTATTTTATCGGTATCCGGTGCTCCTAATGCTATTGACGCATAGTCCGTCTCTACAGTTAAATCACCAGATATAGTAACATCCTTTTCTGCTTCTATTTGTTTGGTAAAAACAGATGAAGCGGAATTTACTTTAATTAATTCAGAATTACTTGAACTGTCTAAAAACACGTGAGAATTCGCGAATATCTTTATTAAACCAATATTATTGATTTCAGAAAAACCTTGACTTAGTGTTGTTATAGCATTACCACTTGAGTCTGTGTTAGATTCTAGTTTAAAATCAAAAGAATTACTAGTACCATCTGTTGTTAGTGATATATTTGAGCCAAAATAACTTTTCCTATTAACAACAAATTGTGCCGGTAGTTGCTGGTTACCAGATGCTGTGATGGTAATTGGGCTTTCCGCTGCATACTGTCCAGTATCTGTACTAATATATCCAATCTTAACTACGGGGGCAGAGGAGTTTACCGTAGCGTCGTTTGCGGGCAATAACGTATCTGCAGTATAATCAGATTGCCTTCCATCTATTTTGATCCAATATTCTCCTCCAGCAGGTCCTTGATTTCCTTGAAAACCTTGATCTCCTTTAAGACCTGTGTCTCCTTGGTATCCGGTAGTACCTTGATACCCCATAGTACCCTGATATCCAGTTGTTCCTTGTGGACCTCCTCCATTAGCGACTAATTGATCAAAATTGTAATTAACCTTATCTAATTTAAGGTTATCACCATCAATATATTCAAGTTGCTTTAAGTTAATAGTTATTGGCATCTTTTAATTTTTATATTTATTTATATATTCTTATTTATTTATGCACATATAGATCCAGTGTCCGGATTTCCATTATTGTCAATGCTTATTGTTGTTTGGTTATCAACAACACCATTGACATATGTGTAATCGGTGACATGCGTTATTCTATTTGATGATCCTACTGTTGTTGAACCAGGAGCTGCTTGGTTCGCGACATTAACTAATGGTTCTGAACCTGCTGATACACCTAGAGTATATGACCAATTTAAATTACTATATAATGTCATTCCAGTAGGAATTGAACTCGCGCTAGTGAAACTTTGTATTTGTCCGTTAGAACCAACGTACAGCGCGTATTGACCCACAGTAGTATTATTTGAACACGCTATACTACTATTAATAGCCCTTTCAACTCGATATGGATTGGATAAAATTAATTTACCATAATATTTATGCGTCAATATTTCTCCTAGGAACATTGTACCATTCCAATATCTCTTTATTGGGTTTGTTGTGTCTCCGTTTCCGTACCAACCTGCAGGTAAAGTTGCTCCCGTTGTTTGAGCTTTAATTTCAGTTGCTGTTGAAAATGAAGTAGAATTCATTTCTACCAATGAATTACTATAACTGGTTGAACCATTGTTTAAAAAATTAATTCTCGTACCATAAATAAGCCCGGTATTACTCCAAGTAGGACAGGTTACTGATGTTGAAAAAGTTCCTGTTGCCGCATCCCAATATCTCGAACATACAGTAAATTGATTATGAAATTTATACCATCCAGTAGGCGCGTATGACAGCGTGTTTTGTTGATATAACTTGTATGGTTGGTTAAACCCACACCATGCTGAAGATACATTAATACCTGAGGGTGCATCCCATCTGAATTGATTAGATGTTGTTGAATTACACGAAGCAGTTGAAGTAGCGCCATACGATAATGCAATTGGCTGTAGCGTCGGTGCAGAAGCCGTAGATTCTTCCCATTCTAAATTAGCATACGGTAATTTAACAAGGTATATCATCTTGTTTATATAATGAGTACCTCCAATCATTTGGTTCATACCCACACTAACATCATCGTTATTGTCATAGAATGGTGTCTTGTATTCTACATTATATTTGCTTCCTCCTGTTTTTGCAGCGCCCATTTCAATGTCATGACCTCCCATTATAGAAGATGTGCCGCCAGTTTGATTCACGATAACTTGATTTCCATTCTGATCAATTACTAATCCGGTATAATGTAAGTTCGGTACCAGTGTTTCATTAACACCTGCGCCAGTGTTCCATTCTCTACCGTTACATAGATACCATCCTTCATATTGTCCTCCTGCTATTCCTCTACCATATGTAAATCTGATAGGTTCTTGAGTTAAAGAGTCTTGTTGATACTGCGTTTGTAAATCAAAATTAGTACTATTAAATGCCCAATTAGGTATCGATATAATTGAACCTATTGGATACCCTGGAAAAACCTGGTTCTTGTTGACCCATTTAACAGTTCCACCAGTGTTTGTTGATATCAGCACTTTATCAATACCAGCACTATTCTGTATATATAGATCTCCATTAATTATTACTGATTTGTTAGCGATTATGTTATTTGTAAAAATAGTTCCGCTACTAGATATTAATATAGAATCTATTGCTTTAACACCGTTGTATGTTCTAATAGAATATGTATCGTTTGGTCCTAGATTAATTCTTCGTGTGAATCCAAGTCCTCCATTTCTTAACCTACCTTCTTCATATACATCGTTGATACCAATACGCGAAATTCTATGTTGTGAATCTTTTAAATCGGTTGTTTCAACGCCGTGTGCGTCATTTATGTATGTTGTTAGTTTTAGATTAACTACAGATTCATTACTGCCTGGATGGCTCCATATATCTGAGTGTATTTTTAAAGTGGAACTTATAGGAGAGAGATAGTGAACAGGCTGTATTGTAGATGCTGAAGGATCAGAATAACCTGTTATTATTGCTGCTGTTGAATATTCTGGATTTTGTTTTTCAGGAAATATATGAATAGATCCAGTTAATGTTCCTTCAACACCAATCCATGTTGAATACCCGATAGAACCCTGATTACCCTGATCTCCTAAAGTTCCTTTTGATCCTTGAAAACCTTTAGCTCCAAGTAATCCACTTGAACCAAACGAACCTTGAGACCCCATAGGTCCTACCATCCCTCCTGATGTAAGTTGTCTAAAATTATTATTAATCTTATCAACCTTATCTTGGGACCACCAGCTATTACTGTTTGGATCTAGATCACTCTTAAATATTTCTTTAATATCGATTGCCATTTATTAAGCTTGTATTTTAATATGGACTCTTAGCTTATAAGAGTATCCAGGTCTTTTATTATATATTAGTCTAAAACTAAGTGCATCTGACTGATATCCTTGAATAGCATAGTTTGTAAGTTCTTTATAATTATCTCTTTTAATGTCTTCAGGATTTTCTACCGAATTAAATTCAGTCTTAACTCCCTTTTGCTCTATACCATATACTCTAATATTGTCTATGATAAATCTAGTAGAAATATTATTATCAATGTAAATATCTAAATCATCTTCAATTGTAGTTTTATCGCCAAATGAATTAACAGGATTTACATATGTTTTAAACTGGTTTTGTATATAATCTTCCTTTAACTCTGAAGATATTGCCTTTGGTAAATAAAAATCAGCATATATCGTATCTATGTCCTCTGTCCAATGTATTGAGCTTTCATTTAAGTTATTCAACCTAACTCTATCAAGAATTTCAATTGAATCTTCTCTATCTTGAGAATATGATGTAATATCATAAGTGTCTTTTACTTTCATAACGGTCGAAGCAAAGAAGTTTTCCTTTTCAATTGGGCTTAATGTACCATGTACCAATTTACTTTCTCCTGCTGGAAACGCCTTGTTAAAAAAATCTGATGAATATTTTGACTTAAATAAGTTTATATTCTTTTTATCAATTGCTATCTCTCCGATTCTTGGATATATTGGAAGTTTATCAGATGTTTGAGAAAGTTTAAGTATTCCTTTTGAATTCTCATCGTTAACTTTGTGATAAAAATAATTCTCAATGTAACCAAATCCAAGTTCTCTTTCCTTGTAAGACTCGAATGATATTCCACTATAATTAAATTTATTGTATATCAGTCTCTTTCTCTCATCATTAGTTATATTAGGGATTTTGTATTCTGTGTAAATATCTGTAAATCCGACAACCTTGTTAAATAGTGGGTTGTAATCTCCATTCATTCTTCTTAAAACCGTAATATAACCTCCGTCTTCTCTATCTACAATAACGTTTCCGATAGAGCCTGATTGTAATTGATACGCTTTAGGTTTATCTGGATCTGTGCTTGCTTTAATTAGAGATGGTTTAACAAAGCTAACCCCGGACTCTACGTTAAGAACAAATTCGTCTTTAATCTCAGAGCCGTCTTTAAGAATAGTAGTGTATTCTATGTCTCCGTATTTATTAAATCTTTCTGCAAAGCTAGAAGCGTTTAATTCTTCTAAAATATTAGAAAATTCATTACTACCAGAATTAAAGTATTTAAATACCGTTGTCAATGGTGCACCAGCGCTTGAAAAAGCTTGATCTAATCTCTGTACAGCGATATCAGGTCCGTTGATTACAGTGTTCCACAGATAAGGATGTCCCTTAACAACGACCTTGGTTTTATCTATCACACTTGAAACTTTCATACCCCAGGTATCACCATACGCTTCAAATAATATCCATGAATAATTACCTTCCGAGTCCTTCGTTATGTATTTTTCAAAATCTGCACTGCCGTCTGCTATTGAGAATAGAGAGGCTGTTAATATAAGATCATCATCTACGGAACCCCATGTAGAATTACCAAGATCAATTTCAAACGGTAGTGCAGTATCGATAACTTCTTGATTTAATTTAATATCGTTTAAACGGTATACATTATACCTATCAAGATATTTAACATCATTATCAACGACGTTAACACTAATATAAACACATATAAATTTAAACCTTTCGTTTTTAATAACGTCGTAAGATATTGAATTTTCCACTACATTCTTATCATTATAATTAACAACTGTAGCGAACTTATATCCATTAACATCAAACGAATTTGTAAAATCAGTAGGGGAATCTTTCTCATCCTCTTTTCTTTTTCTAAAATTATATCTGAGTCCTCTAAAAACAGCTGAAGCATCTTTTTGAGTACTTCCACCGTTAAATTTAGAATAATTAACCTTTAATTTGTTATCAACCCACTCAATCGATGGATTTTGATATCCATTAAAAATTAAGTTATGGTTAAAGAAGTTAAAATTAACGTCTTTTAATTTTTCTATTGTTAAGTCATTAAGACCATTAATATCAGTACTAGTGTAATTTGTTAAATCTATTTCAGGACTATTTAAATAATAGGATGGTGTATTGTTAAAATGGAAATGCTCCATGTTAAGATACTCTGTGTTTCGATCACCAATAACCTCTATGTTTGGTGACATATTGTCTGAGCCAAACGCTTCGTTTGCATTTAAAATATAATCGAAGTTCTTTGCGTTTGAAGCATCCTTTAGGTGAAATTTACAGATGGTTGGAACCAGTCTACTTTTTAAAGAAGTTTCTTTTAGTTCATTTTCATTTAGTCTGTCATATTCATTATTAATAGTTGAACCACCGTCTATATTTTCTTCTGTTAGTAACGGAGTTAACCATGAAAAGTATAAATCTGGTGAATCATAGTTTGTTCTCGAAACATGTAAACCTCCGTCGTAAAAAACGGTATCCCAATATCCATTGACAGGTTGTGGTAGCTGTTCAGCTATTTCAATAAAAGTACCTCCATCCGCTATAGAGACATCTACTACCTCAAGTTCTTCACCATTCGACAGTACTATATAATCACCAGACTTGATATAATCCTGTGCGTCAATATTTAATAGATTAACCGCATTCGCAACAGTATCTATAGTCTGATCAGGATTAAGTAATGGATCGATGGCTGGATAAATTGGATCTGTAACACTAATAATATATGTTGGATGTAATATATCTCCGGTATCTGTGTTTCTTGTAGAATAAAAATCAAAATCAAAATCTTTAAAATCGTATGCTGCAAATTTACCATGAATTGTATCATATACTTGGTACACGTTAAAAACTCTATCTTCAGATATTTTAACTGGACCATCAAGTATTACTCTCCATAAATCTGTATCTAAAGGATCTTGATTAATCTCTATAATTTTAGAGAATTTTTCAAAATTCTTATCCTTAATATATTCACCTATTCGTAATTGACCAATCTCTTTAAAATCAACAAACAGCATGTTTTGTTTAGAAGAACCAGATATTGGTGTAACAATATTCCAGTCTTGCGTTATCACAGTTGGTAAATTAACAGTGTCTTTTTCACCGTCATTTACTGTTATAAAATCAACGTTATTTAATTTAAAAATACCAAAAGCAGTATGTCTTCTTCTGTTACCATCTAAAAAATCTTCAATAATGATTGAAGTATCTTTTACGTGTATTTTATAATCAATTAAAGACTCAGATCTAATAGACTGTGCTATCGCATTTGATACTTGCTGTAAGTTACCATTACTAGAAAATCTATTACTATTAAAAGTACCGGCAGCTAATGAACTATCTGCAATATATGTAAAGCTTCCTAAATTATTATTTTCAATACTTATTTCTCCCCTATCACCAATAAATAGTCTATCATTATTGTCTGGATTTTGGTTAATCGTAATTTTAATAAATCCTTTAGTTGCAGAATCTTTATTTACCGCTGTTAATCTTTCTCCAGTCTTAGCAAACCCTTTAAAATCAGATAAACTAGAAGAATCTATAGAAACTGGTAAATCGTGATTTTTTATATTCTTAACGGCATTTTTTATGTGATAAAATTTACCGTTTTTATCTTTTACGTAATTAAGAGTTGGCATCGCCAGATCTTCTTCGTTCGTTATCATGTCGATATCAGAAAGTGAAGTCTGATCAACTATATAGTTACTTTTATATGAATTAACATTAGGTGATATAAATCCCTTAGAATCAATGTTGTCAATGCTAAATGAACCTTCATCTATCGCATCACAATACAACCCAAAGTACCTGTATATTTTATAATCTTCAGCAGTATAATCGTCAAAAAGAAATTCAAGATTCATAATGTTAGCTGAAACTAAACCATGCCTTGCAAAACCGTTTGTAATTACTTCATTGCTCATTATTTCAGGATAATCAACCGAGGTGTATGAGTTATCTAAAACCTCTGCTTTATTCGCAAAACCACCTTTTACAATATCGATTCCATTGAAATATGATTTCTCATCCTCTTTAAAATTCATCGTTATAGCTCCATTTGGAAAGTTACGATCATTTACATGAGAGTGTATGTATTTTCCAAGCTCAGAACTCTTGCTAAGATCAAACGTTTTAATTATAGTAGCCTTGTTTAATAGCTCTAATATTCTTTTATTTTGGCCTTCGACATTTTCAGAGTATTCCTCGTTATAATCAACATCCTCTATTCTGTAAATAACAAATTTAGTAGGTGTCTTTTTATCTAGCCAAATTGGAGCAAATAATCTATATTGCTCATCGTATAATTTAGTTACGTTTTGAGTGGCTCCGTATTGATATTGAGTCTCATATTGATTAGAATAGTCAGAATATATTGAAAGATCTGAATATTTTTTAAGAGTTTGATATCTTAAACTATTGGGTGTGTTTTTATAAAACTTAGCAATGTCAGATGAAAAACTTCCAGAAGATTTAATAGGGTACTTTTGAAATTCTACTTTTGAAAGCTCCTTATTAGCCTTAAACGCACTAAAATACATCAACTCGTTAGAATCAACAATAAGCTTGATGTTGGTGGTTAATTTAGGATTTGTTCGAAGTAGCGCAAATGACTTATTTTCAATTGGGGAAGTAATTCCACCAATATCAGATATTCCGTCACCATCACTATCTATGAATCCTAAATATTCTGGATCTCCTGGGTTGTAAATACTCATTCTATATTTGTATATTTATATTCTATATATTGTAGAAATATACATACACCTTTAGAATCGCTTAAAGTCTCGTTGCGCATATATAGTTCTATACACTATATATCACAATTTATTAATCTAATAAAATTTTAGAAATTATCAATCTCCGGTAAAGAGAAGTCATTCAGTTCTGATAAATAGCGTCTTCTACCTCCTCCAGCAAAACCAGAAGTTATTGTAGAATTAGAGTTATACGATGTTAACATACTCTTAGTTATGTTATTTATGTTTTTACCTCCAGCTTTATATTGAGCATATACCTCAACGTCGAACTTAAATTCGTTACCAGCTCTATCAAAGATATCTATACCTATTATTTTAGAATAAACTAGGTTTGTAAATTTATTGTTTACAATTCCTCCAATTCTACCGGTACCTGTTTCTCCAACCCCATAGTAATCAGTCATTCTGTATTGGAATACTAAATCGATACTAATAGAATTTTTTGAACCACCAGGTACAATTTTCTTACCAGATTTATTAACAGCATCTACTACAATATCTTGTTCATTGAGAGGTGAAAGATATAAGAAAGATCCACATGAATGTCCACCTAATAGATACTTATCTTCAGGTTGAAAAGAATTGTTAGAAGTCAATCTAATACCAGCGTTACCTTCATTATTAATAGTTCTTGTGAATCGTATTGGGGTTTGCATTTTTCCATAAGCATCAGTAGATCTTCTAACCGCTGTTTTAGGAATTCCTACAAGTCCATTACTTTGAATATCTAATATTGGATGATCTGGTGAAGAGGTTCCTAAGTTAGCGATATAAGAAGCACCTCGACCTTCCAGTAATGGATGGTCTTTGTGTAAAAATATACCGTTACTATATTCATTATATGTTACAACATTTGATTGAGATCCTCCAAGGTTTGTTGCATCTATATTAATATCTCCTGTTGGAGTATTAGAAAATGTACCAGACCATATAAAATCGTCGACTCCATTTGTCGCACTAAAGGGTATATCAGTGGTATTCGTGTAATTTTTACCACCATTAGCAAGAACTGATGTAAATGCCGTGTGGTTATATGAAAGACCATATTCGTACATATCATAACCTGATACGTCAAGAACATCAATGTCGCCATACGATCCATCATCAGTTGAGATATAATGCCTTCCATCGTTAGCTAAGTTTTTATATCTTGCATAAATCCATTGTCCTTTTAACTGCATCGATTGCTCAGGACCTGGATTTGAATAAAGATTTTGATTTTTTGATAATATGTTTTGATAAACTATCGGTGCTAAATCATATTGACCTTCGTTCGTATAATATGCGTCATTAATAATGGCAGAATCTAAAGGGTTTGTATTAGCTAGAGTCATATTTCCATTTGCATCTATTTTAGGTATTCCAAATGGATTATTAAATGATGATGTGTATACCTCTTTGGTAGTATCTCCAATAACTCTAGAAATTAATTCTAAATCAGAAGCCTTAGTATTCGAAACATCAATTCTAAAATTCTTTGTTACAATACTACCTTTAAAATCTTCTGTAGGTACTTCATCAACATAATATCCAGCAAATAATTTAACTCTAGTATTGTTTGTAATTGGGGTTGCACTACCGTCTTCATCAATTATTTTAACTACTAATTCTCCAACCTCATTTTCAATGATTCCTCTTAATCTTAGCACCTCATTCTGAAGGCTTAATAATTTTTCATAAACACTTAATGGAGCTAGACTCTCTGTAGTAAATCCAGAAGCTACTGAAGCTGCGCTATGTGCAAAATACTTATCGCTTGTTGTAAACGAATCGCTAACGTGAGTATATACTCCTTTTGATTCTAAATCTTGATCTACTTGAACTTTTAAATTATCAAAGTTGTTTACGCCAAGAATATCAGAAATCGCATCAGTTGATAATTCTCCTTCAGGAAATTCTATTCTTGTTATTTCAGACCAATCAGAAGTTACTGGGTTTGCAGGAAATCCTGCTTCAGATAATGACTTAACCATTATCTCGACAATTTCACCAGAACTGATTGCGATGTCCAAAGAGTTAAAGTTTACAGCTTGTGCATCTTCTTCACTCTCAACTACCCACTTGTATACTCCAGCATCGTTTAATTCTCTTTTTCTTACTGGACCATTTACTTCTACCCAATTTGAGAATGCCGCAGTTTTTTCAGATTGGTTATTATCATCTGTAAATTTCATTTGTTCAACCTCACTAGTTTTACCTGAAGTAGAAACGTATCTATATCTTATTTTAAACTGTACTACTTCTTGTGAAACTCCATCACCTAGTTTTTTAGCGTTTGGAATAGACCAAAAACCACGAACTCTAAATTTAGGAGAGACTTTAGCTAAATCAACAGATTCAGCAGCAGCTTTTATTTCAGTCACAATAGATGCAAATAACTTAGATTCTGAATCTCTTTCATTAATTAAAGAAGACAATTCACTTTTTTGACTGTCTCTTTCTGTAGAAGATTCAAATTTCTTAGTATTTAATACAGCTTTCTTCTGTTTGATAACCTCATCTAATTGCTTAAGATTCTGTTCAACAGATATTTTATCAGATTTTAATTGCTTAATTTTAGCAACCGTCGTGTTGTTAGTTAAGTGTTTGTTTATTTGAACTACTTTAAAATTAGATTCATTAATTACCGGACTGTCTGGTATAATACCTGAACCAGCTGGTGGAATGTAATCAACCTTTAATGATTTAATAAATTGTCCAAAATCAGAAACTTCATCTCTATAATATTCAGCAAGATTCTTTTTGTCTCCTTCAGAATCTACAATAACTAACTCGTTTGAAAAGAATCCAATTCCTGGAGAGAAATCCTCAGCAGGTACATTTGAGATAGAATCGATTGGTTTTACGAAAACAATTTGTCTTTCGTCGTATCCAACTTTAACTTCAATCTCTATGTTCGTATCTAAATCTTTATAGATTCCAAGTTGATTTACTCCAATTTTTATTGGTTCAAATCCTTCAAGTAATTGAAGTTCAATTTGAGTAGTTGAATTGTCTATAGATTTAACTAAATATCTTGTTGAATAATTTCCAGAATTAATAATTAAAGAATCACCAACTTTTAAAGCTTCCGTGTCGCTAAGTGATTTAGATGAATCTGTGTAACTTAATTTATTAAGAGTGTATAATTTAATAGTTTTTGTTTGGGTTGAGCCGTCAATAGTTACTGTTCTCTGAGTGCTGTCTATCTTAACAACATCGAATGCACCTGTATATTGAACATCTCTTATTGGCATATCAACCACTTCTGAATCTAAATAATATTTTAGATTTTCAGTAGAAATATTATCCTTAAAATTAGAATATACAATTTCGCTACCACCTTTTAAATTATCATCAAAAAACTCTACGGTAGCAGCATCGTCATTATTTAAAATATATCTTTCAATGTAAACTCTTTCTGTCTCGACTGGAATTTGACCACTTACATCTAAATTAACAGTTAGTAGTGGGTTTAAAAAGTCTTCAAAAAATTCATTTAATTTCGTGCTAAACTCAGTTGGAGCAGCAAGTGAAGTTATTGACTTAGAAGGACCTTTAAGTCTCGACGTATGTATTTTTCTATATGAACCATCTTTAAGCCTTACGTTGGCATTAGCCCCATCAAGGCCGCTAATTGAAGCCATATTCTTATTTAGCCTTTCAATTTCAGATTTTAAATAACCAAATGCAGGTATCTGAATAGTTTCCATCTGACCTGATTTATTATTAAACAAGTCAATGACAACAGTTTCTTTATCTGTTGTTATTGCCTCATTAATTCTATTGAATGTCTCTAGAGAGTTAGTGTTTAACTCTAAGAATTGTTCAAGTAATTGTGATATTGAATTGCTAGCGCTCATATTATCTTATAATTTCTAGTTCAAATGTTTTTGCTACTTTATCAGTACAAATAAGCTCAAAGTAAGGTTTAAAGCTTAATAGGTTATTTGTATCGACTGTAGCCTTAAGCATCCAACCATTATTTTTATCTGTGTAGATATTAATCTTTTTTGTTCCTAATTCTGGTAAATCATCTTTAAAAGAAAACTTAATAGTTTGTCCAATTTCCCATTGATTAATACTATCATCTAAGTATATATCGATATTACCGTTTAGAGAACCAGTTCCAGTGTGAACCATTAATAAATTTTCATATGGTTTTACTCTTAAAATAATACCTTCAGCCGAAGCGTTTGATGGATTAAATTTATTAGAAGCGTTTATTAAAGTACCTGTACTCCCAGACACTATATCGTAATTATATAATTTAGGTAAAGAATACCCATAATTAGAGTTTACAATTTTAATTTTACCCTTTGTTGATTTATCAATAATTGTACCATTCCCAGCACCAACAACATCAGTGTTATATTGAATTTCAGCAGGGATTGATCCATCGATTATTTGATTAACTCTTCCATTTACCGACGTTATCATGTCTAATATTGAAGATGAATTTGAATAATTTAAAGAAGCTGATTCTACGTCTGATTCTAAAGATTCTACTCTGTTTAGAATATTCTCTTGTTGATTTGATGTAAATAACAAGTTTTCTAGTTCATCAACTCTTTCCGCTATTTTATTATAAGCATTTGTTGCTTCAACAAGTAATCTAGCAGCATTCTCAAGAGAAGTTGTAGTATCTAGGAATATGTCCATAGAAAATGTCGAGAAGTCATTAATGTTATTCTCAACACCAACATTATCAAGTGAGCTATTAAATTTAACGTTTAGCTTAAGAGCGAAAGCGTTACCATTTAGCCCAGTTACTTCGTTTGGTTTATATTTAGTTAATTCAGGTATATAATAACCAGTACTTCCTGGATCATTTTTCCAATTATCTAAAATTATAATACCATATAGGTTAGTTGCTTTGTTTGCAATATTTGATTTTGAATATACGTCATAATAAACTAAGATCGCGTTAAATCTAAAATCTCCACCTCTTTGTGAATATTCTAAGAAATTATTTAGCTTAGCATCGCTTATTATTTTTGCATATACTTCAGGATTCCACTCAATACCATAAGAATACCCCGTCGTTGTATCAAGACTGATATTACCGGTTGCGGTATCTCCAATAGCTTCTAAATCAAGTTTAGGATCTGGATGTGTTTGACCTGCTCTACCGTTTATTTCGTTCTGTGTTATATTATACTCGGTAGCTGTTGTATTAAAGTTCGAAGATTTAAAAAGGATATTTGGCGTATATCCAACTGAAGAGGGAACATTTACAAATATTTCATTGTAAACATTTCCTTGATAGTTTTTATCATTCGAAACATCTATGTTTCCAATATACTGAACAACTCTACTATAATTAGTACCGATGTTCGAAGTATTATTTGGGACCTCGATTGCTCTAGAATATGAACCAGCAACTTCTTGCGAAGTTCCTTGCTGTAATCTAATACCTCCAATATGGTTTAACCACTTAAAGAATATTTTTTCAGCGTCAGAAGCATATAAAACTGAATCAAAGTCATCATCATTTAAAATAAAGTTTTCTAAGTTTAAGGCGTAATTTTGAAATGTATTTGCAAAATGTATATTTGCATCAGGATCTGCAACACCAGCTCCTGTACCATCGTCATATTGCGATGCTGTTTGACCATCATATAAATTACTAAATTGAATGTAATTATCACCACTTGAAGGCGTAGCAACAACTGGAATGTCAAGAAGCGCGAACTTCGAGTATTCAAAATTTATATCTGGGTTGTAGTATGCTCTCGTCAAGTCCCTTGCAGCACTTGAGAATGCGTACATAGTACCACCTTGTTCCTGAGGGATTCTTATTAATGGTGTAGCCATTTAATTTGGTTTTTGTTTTTTATTATGAGTTGTTAGAAATTACATACCATGAAGATCCGTAATATCTAAGTGTAATTGCTCTATCCGCTAGCACTGTAATATCAGTAGTGTATCCAGCGATTGGCCTGTTTGCACCGTTTACTTCAAAAGTAACTGGACCTCCATTTGCAATAAACGTAACTTCTCTACCTTCTAGCGCTCCAAACAAAGAGATCGGGGCAGTGAACGACGATGCGTCTATAAAATAAGTAGATTCTTCATACTGGTTAACAGCAGGAATCGTTGTTACACCAGACGCCGCTGAGCTGCTTGCTTCATAACTAATACCTTTTTGTAAAACAACGTTAGCAGAATACTTAGATTCTACATTGCTAACAATTTGATTTGGTGTTACTGCGAATTTAATAGAACCATTGAATACTTCTAATTCTCCGGAAATAACTTTACCAGTAAGCGTTAAATTCTGATTACTAGTATCTAATAATGCCTCGATCGCAGAAAGTCCAGTGTTTAATTCTGAAAAATTATCGTTAAGGATAATTCTAGAAGAAGATAGACTATCTGTTCCTAATATTTGTGTAATGTTTGCCATTTTAAATGATTTTAATTATATTTTTATTTGTTGTATTTGTATTTCCATTAACATCCATAATCTCTAGCTCAACTGAGTAATCACCCTTGCTTTTAAACAAATGAGTCAGATACTTATTATTATAATATATATCCTTTATATTTAGTGTATTATTTTTCAATATCCATTTTTGAGAAACAATACCTGGCATGTTCGTTGTATCATAAGACAGTGTCAAATGGTTTAGCATTCTTAATTCTTTATGAGAATCTATTAACTCTACGTCAAAGAACGTTGGATTGTAACATTCATGGTGTTGTTCAGACCCTGCAATTACAGTACCTCCTAATGGGTTATTAAACCCAACAGTTTCATATTCATATGATCTTGAAGGCTCTTTACCTACAGCTAATATATGATAACATTCATCAACTATTCCATCTCCATTATTATCTATTAGTATTGCATTAAAATTAAATTTAGTGATAACTGGATAATCGATTGGATTTAATGAATTTAATTCAGTCGCAACATTGTTCCATGCTGTTATATCAGACTGATTGGCAGGGTATGGTGCTTGTATTATATAAGAATCAGTAATTAATTGATTAGTTACTGGATGAATTTGTGAAATTTGGAAAAAATGACCGTTAGAATATACTTGATCATTTCTAATATCAATTTTAAAAGACGCATTAATATCTCCGCCAACTCTAGTCATATTCCAATCAATATCTTGACCGTCATTCCATACATGAGGTTTTAATTCATTCCATCTGTATGGGCCAGTAGTTTCACCAAAACCAGTCAGGCTTGAGTTATCCGCAAATCTTCTAACTGTTGAGAATTCAAAACCTCCAACATCTTCAGCGTCGTGAACGTAATTTGCTCGATCAAGCGTTAAGTAATATGTAGCAATCATATCATCAACCTCATCTAAATGTTCTGTTGAATGATCCCAATCTGAGCCAACCTGATTCCACTGATATTTGTATTGATTCCAGTTTAATTTTGGAAGTAATTTTTGAGAAACACCGTAAACCTCTACATTTTTATTTTTTACATTAATATAGTCAGTTTTTCTGTAAGAACTTCTAACATTAAATAAATCATACATTCCTAACTCTATACTATAATCACCGGCAAATGGTAAAACAATTGCAAGCTTTGAATATGTATCAATACTTCCCCTATATGTTTTTAAATATCCATTAGGTCCTGATATGATCCATTCGACTTCATAAATATTTTGTTTCCACCAGTTATTCCATTCTAAATGATCGTCTCCAGTATCTGTTGCGTCCATCCATGAAAATTCAGCTTCATCCCAAGTATCTTTATATGATTCTACATTTAATACAAGAGGTGCTCCAACTGGAATTCCTGCAATAGTGTTAAACGTATTTAAATTTTTATCGTAATATTCTGTGTAGAAATTATTAATAGAATCAATAACCTCTGTATTAACCGAAGTTTCAGTTATTGGATTTACAGTAACATCAAGAGGAAACGTTTGATCTATTCCAGTTAATCTATAATCAACCTTTCTTAAATCTTCAATAAATAATTGTCTATCTTCAGGGTATCTTTTAAATTCAACTTCTACACCAGCGGTTTGGTTTTTAATAACTTGTTGGTTATTCCAAACATTCATATTAAATTGTGAAAAGTAATCCCCTTCTCCTGTGATATCTACAATTTTAGCTTGTAGCGGTAAATAATCTTTTTGTAGCTTTCTCTTAAGACCATATAATTTTATAAGTACCTCGTCTGGAGAAAAATCAAGAGATTCTTTTACTGTTGGGATATCCCATTCATCTAAACCGCCATCAGCCTCATTTAGTCTATATACTAAAGAAAATCTTGATGTTTTCTTTTGGTTTGAATTTGGAAGATTATTTCCATTATTCTTGTTTGCTAAAAAACCAACAACATCTTGATTTGGTACAGCAACAGCTTTTAATTTACCAAAATTTTCAGATTGTTCATTTATATTTAGCCAATATTCTTTTAGCGTTATTTTATCATAACCAAAGAAATCAATTGCATTTAAAAGAGCTTTATAAGTTCCAATAAATGGTTTAATTTGAGAGGCTTGCAGTAATAACTCTTTTCTTTTTTCATTTAATATTTTCCAATCAGTTGAAAGCTCTTTAATGTCTGATTTTTTAAAAATAAAATAATCAGTTTCTTCAAGCAACATTCCCATGTTTGATAAAAGAACTCTTAATCTTTCGTCTTCGCCTTCAACCTCACCATATATTCTGATTCTTGCGATCTCAGTTACATCACCACCATTATATGGAGGCTCATAAATTCTAAGTATTCTTGTGTGATATCCTTCAACATCACTGTTTAGAGCTATATTATATGTTAACGCGTTAGATGGTGCACTACTGTTTGTTACAATACGCCCTGATACAGAATTAAATCCATTATAATAGTTAACAGAATCTAAAACATATTGCTCTTGTGTATCATTTATCTCTATAAATAAATCTCCGTCCTTTTGCGTCGCACCATATAAAAATATGTCAGTGCTAAACTCATAATCGTTTAAAAACTCAGCAACGTATTTTGATTTTTGAGTTGATCCTGAAATTGGGGTAACCATTCTCTCGTTGCCAAGAGATCCTTCTACCTTTTCAAGTATATGAATTGAAAGAGTTTCATATAATCCAGAAGAAACTTCTGGTAAATAACAAACGCCCTCCCAAACAAGATCATCCTGATTATAAATCAGGTTTAGGTCATTTGAGTTACTATCAAAAAATCTTAAATTTTGAATTGCCATTTGTTATCTTACTTTTTTGTCATTCTTTTTAATAGTATATGACTTATATGTTTTTAAATACGAAACACTATCGATTAAATCAGCAACGACATGCTGTATCATTATTAAAAAATCTGTTAAATTAGGATTTCTTTGAATATGTCTTGAAAGAGAATTTAATAAAACGTTCTCTCTATAATCATTACCAACATGCTTTCGATCATCTAAGATATTCTTTCTAACATCATAGTTTCTCTTTTTTCTTACTTTAAATAAATTTTTAGTAACGTCCATTATAGTGCTTTTCTATTTTGTGCCTGCATTTTAGAGAAAATAGTGTTCTTAACAGCAGGTTCGTCAAAGTATATTGAAAGAGCTGCCTGTTCTCCCATTTTAGCGTCATCTAATATTATTACGCTTTCTCTATCCATCCAATCTCCTCTAAATAGTGCAACTTCTTCTTTTTCAAGAAGTATATCTCCAAATGAATCTAAATTTATTACATTTTCTGGAAGAGCTGCATTCGGCTCAAAATTAACCTGATTCTTAGTTACTGTTCTTTTAAAGAAAACATATTTTTGTTTCCCATTACCTATACCTTCAAGAACCGGAGTAGATGGTGTAACATTTACCGTTTCAGTAACATAATAACCAAGTCTTCTCGCTGTTTCCTCTTTTTCTGATGTAAATTTAACGTTTACCGAATCAATACCTTCAATGCCTTCTAAAAGAGCAATAATGTCTGATTTTGGTAAGCGATCTCTTCTTGTTATATTAATTAAGTACTCAGATATTTTAGCTCTAATTTCAGAATAAAGAGCAGGTTTATTAAATCCTTCAAAATATCTTACCTTAACATCCATTCTAAAATACTGTACCTTAGGTTCTACAATTTTTACCTCGGTAGTTACCATTTGTCTTCCACTATTTTCTAAAGTTTGCAAAATTCCATTCTTTTCGTCTTCAGAAAAGAAGAACTCATCTACAGGAATATTAAAGTAGTCATTATTCTTTGTTAGTTTTCTTTTAGTGTCTGGTAACATAAATAAATATATCACATTATCATCGTCAATATAACCATCATCAGTTGTATTATAAGCATCTAGATATGAAAACATACCATACTTAGATAAAAATGCTTCGTAATTATTCGGTGTTGCTAGAACAAAAGAATGTGATTGTAGTGGCGCTAATAATTTAGTAAGCTCAGTACTTTCAGGATCTGATCCCATTTTCGGTGCAATTGTAAAACTTGCCTCCAGCATTTCGTTTAAATCGAATGTTTCTCCAACAGAATCGAATCCTTCTGTATCAAATTTAAATCTTAAATCTTTTGAACCACTTAAATTACCAGCAGCCCCATCTGTTACTAAGTATTCTATTTCAATAGTAGCCCCTTCATTTGGGATACTACCAAATGATCCATTACCAAAATAAATATCTAAACCACCAGAAATTCCAGTCTTAACTAAATATCCTTTAGTTCCTACTTTCATATCATATAGAGAATCATATTTACTCCATAATTCACTATTAACTAGAACCCTAACTGAATGGTGATCTGTATTTCCTTTGATAATAATATTAAATGATTGTAAACTATCTCCAGTTCCGGTAACATCTTGCTTTTCTATTTTACCCTGTACTACTGGAATATTTATATAACTTGAATTACTTTTCTCAATTCTAAATTGATCTTGATTCGTCTTTAAAACATATTCTAAACCGTTCTTTTCAGACTTAATAACTGTGTTCGCTGGTATATTTAGAGCATCTCCAGCAATATCGTCTCCAGCAGAAGTATTTAATCTTAATTGGATTTCTCCAATAGCGGAGGTACCTCTAAATGAATCATGACCAGCCAATCTTGATAAACCATATATTGATTCTGGGTTTTGTGCTGTTAAAATATTTTGCTCAATTGTAGAATCTTCAACATAATAAAATATCATTTCAGTTAGTTGAGAAAGAACGCTCAATATTTGGGAAAATGGAGATGCTGTCGTAAATAATTCGCCAGCTCGGCCATAAACCCTAGCAATGTATGATTGTGTGTCTTCAATCATTTCACTGGCTCTAATTCTAGCCGTTGATAAAAATTTAAATTCTGCCATTTGTTATTTATTCTATTTTATATATAGATTTCTACTTTGTATGTATTATCTATCGTTATATCTACAAACACTACGTTTCTTTCATTTTGGCCTAAAAACTCAACCTCAACTTGTGTGTTATATTTTCTACTTAAAGGAATGTATCTATTAAATTGTTCGGTTATAACATTCTTTAACATTGAATCGTTAAACATAAATGAATACACGTAGTCCTCTAAATTTGCACCAAATCCAGGGTCTCCTAATACATCTCCTTTTTTTGTAAAAATGCATGTTTCTATTTGAGTTAATAACATTCCTATTTCCTCACTAGATTCCATAAAAGAGGCATCAAACCCAGGATCCTCCATGTTCTTTATGTAAAATTCCATATTGTTATATATTCAATTTTTTTAAGAGTGCATCATCCAATCAGTTCCTTCGTCTGTTTTAATCTCTTCGATGACAGCTTCAAGTTCGCTTTCTCCCATACCTTGTATAAGATCTGCATTTACAGTTACGTTTCCAGGTAAAACGAATCCAAAGATTCCAAGTTTTTGCCCTAAAGAAACTTTAATTTTAGCAGCACAGTATCTAAAGAATGCTTCATCACTATAAAGCGCACAATCTGGAATAGTTTCATAAACCTCAAGAACAACATTTTTATTTGGTGTTTCTCCAGTGAATCTTAACTCATGTGTTAATTGGCTATATTGAAAGGATATTGGGTTGTGTATAATTTGTCGTGCTAAATCAAAGAAACTCTCATTAATTACATAGTATTGTAAATTTTCAGCAGCAGCTCCAGTTTTAGAACCACCATAAGTTCCACCTAACATCATTCTTTCAATAGCAAAATCTCCTTGAGTAAAGTTAATATCCATTGAGCCACCCCAGTTCGCTCCCATTGGAGCACATCCATATACCGAATATATTTCACCGCCTATTGTGTCTCCACTTGCGTCTCTTGGCGGCTCGAAAGTAAAACTTCTTGATTTTTTAAAATGTTCTGTTTTAAACAATTCTATTGGTAAAACTACAAAGTTTTCTCTAACAGAGTATTCATAATTTTTATAGAACCATTTTTTAGCACGCTTAACGATGTTTCGAACTTCTTTTTTAGGAAGATTCATTGGAATCATACATGATCCTGTTATTTCGTCAGCAAGCTCATTAACAAAAGTATTAAAGCATGTTTCATCTTCGAATTGAGGATCTTGCATGTTACCTGCATTTCCTATGTAAATATCACTCATTTTTAAATTATATTTTTATATTGGTGTTGATAATATTATTTCAGTTTGATTAAAAACCGTAGCTTTTTTAGAATATCCGCCTTCTCTAAATATTCCGCCATTCATAGTTCCTTTAAATGCACCAGCCCCGTAAACATAACAATCGTCTGCAACTGAACTTCTATGAACATAAGAGCTTTTAAGTTTTGAAGAGGTTATTTGAGAACCTGCATAAAAATTACATGAATCAATGTCAGATCCTTCAACTTGACATGAGAAAAAATCGCAGTATCTTAATTCCCCTCTTAAAAAGCAATTTACAAATTCATAACCTTCTAAATCGACGCAATACTCGAATCTACCGTTTTGTACTTGTACTTTCCCAGAATCAGAATCATAATTAATATGTCCTTTCGAAAAACCACCATGTGTGAACAATTTAACAACACGATCTTTTATGTTAGTCCAGTATAAAGAAACTATTTTCGGGTCATCACTTAAATCAACAGTTAAACTAGAGTCTTTAAAGTTTTTTGATATGCTACTCCAGTCTCTTCTTGCATCAATTATTTTTTGATTTTTAGAGATAATTCTTTTTAATTCAATGGCGTTTAATTGAGAGAATTGCGTAGATTCTGTAGAATTCCATAATTGTACTAAGAATCTATCAATTAAGTGTAATATTATTGAAGTTTTCTTTTGCCAATCTTTTCCACCTACATATCTAAATTCAAGATAATTTTTATGTCTCTTCTCAAAGTTGATTCCGTAGTATTTTGAATCTGGATAGATAAAGTTTTGTTGATTAATGTATTTTCCATCAAAAAATGAAACATCATCCTTTGGTATAACAAATTTAATTGATTTCGCGTATGCTGAATTTTCTCTTTGAGGAAAAAACTTAAAAACTTGAGCCTCATCAAAATCTAAAATAAACTTAAGAGAATTCATTTTAGAAATTCTATTCTTATCTTCTATTTTATTTTTATCAAATGATAAATTTAAATGAATTGCAGTACGATCATTAGTATACCCATTTTCATCGATCCACTGATTAACTTTAATAATCATTAGTCTTCCATCATAATAAGGCATAGGGCCAGTAACAAGTTCCATTAGCTTGGCGCCACCGCTCATATCTGGTTCTAATTTAAAATGATCAGCAGTTGGCTCAAATTCACTGTGCGCCTTGTCCTCTACTTGAATCTTCTTTCCTAGAAGAGTTCCAATTTCTTTAGCAGTGTCTTCAATACTTAAATTTGAATAGAATTCAAACTCAACACCAACTAAAGCATTTCCTAATATTTTTGAATCGTTTAGATTATTCATTTATCGATATATTATTAAACTTGATTAGATTATATATCTTCATTAAATAACTATTAAATATAAACAAAAAAGCCGAGACTAAAAAATCTCGGCTTAATTATTCTAAAAAGTTATTAACAATTACAGTTTTAAGAAAACCTTTCTTGTTTCAACTTCAATTCTTGTAATTTGTACTGTTATCGTGTCGTTCTTTTTAATTGTCTCTTTATCAAAATCTTCTGGTAATTCAGAAACATGTAATAATCCAACAACTCCTTCACCAACATCTAAAAATACACCATAATCTTTAGTTGATTTAACAACGCCAGATACCTCAACTGGGAATGATGTATATTTTTCAGCAATTAACTTCCAAGGGTCTACAACGACTTGCTGTTCAACTTGGGTCAATGTAATCTTAGTGTTGCTGATTACTTCTTTTACTTTAAACTCAATTGGATCTCCTGGATTAATTTCTCTAGATTTATGTTTCTTTAAAGTTTCAATATCTAAATCGTTAACGTGAATCATTCCAGTTAAACAACCATCGAATTCAACGAATACACCGTATTTTGCAGATCCTGTTACATTACCAGTTCTCACAACGCTAAGATCATTAGAAATTTCTTCGATTCTTGTAGGAATCATAGCTTGTAAGTATTTTCTATGTGAAACTACAATTGTTCCTTTTTCTGGAGAATAACTCATCGGAACTACATATAAATCAGTATCGATAATAGATTCAAAATCTACTAATTTGTTAATTCCAGCTAATGAACCTGGCATGAAGCACTCTACTCCTTGGATACTAACAATGTATCCACCATTTTGAATCATACTAACTACAGTACCAACATATGCTGTAGTTCCTTCTTCGATAGACGATAATATTTCTCTAGTAGTAGCAGCCTTAATTCCAGCTTCAACTGATCCTAATATAAATCCTCTTGGATTTGATCTTTGATCACCAGTAATTTGTACAGATATTGGAGCTCCAGGGACTAATTTAGATTTTGATATCTCAGATTCCTTAGACATATCAACATAAACTGATTCTCTATATCCTACGTCGATTGAACACCATTTAGTGTCGACTCCAATTACAGAACCTTCTAAAGTTTCTCCAATATTAATTTTAAATCTAATAGAATCTCCTTTAGAAGTATAGTGTTCATCCATTAAATCATATAGCTCTTGAGCATACGATTCTCTAGAATACACCTTTTCACCGTTACGTGTTTTAATGTGTGGGTTTGGTTTTCTTGTTCGAGATGGGCATGTTGATTCAAATGCATCCCAATCGAATTCTCCAGCTTCATTATGCCATTCCCTACCATCATTAATGGTTTCTTCGATTTTTGCTTCAGTTCCTAGAACTTCAGCTTCTTTTACCGGTGCTTCTTGCGCTAATTTCTTAGTTAATTCTCCGATTCTTGGTTTTTTTTGTTTTTTGTCTGTTGACATTTTTGTTTGTTTAAAAAGTTAAAAATAAATATTAAATTCTAGTTATATATCGTTTTAATTTAGAAAGAAGTCGGTGAAATACCTATCATCGGGATTGTTACCGCTCCTACTGTTAATTGACCAACATATATAAATTTTAATTGTGCTAAGTGTTTAGCGTGTGCTTTTGCTACCGCAGTTGCTACTGTTCTTGTGGCTATATTTATGGTACCTGGTTTTTTAAATGATTTTCCAGAATTCCATGCCTTTCTAAGATCATTTGCTAATTTTGTTTTGCTTCCATAATATATAGGTATGTAAGTACCAGGGACTGGAATATTACATAAAGGAATTGGTGGTGATTTTAAGAATGGCTGAGCAATCGTTGATTTCCAATAATTAATAGTTGCTTCAGCCATAATAACATAAGGATCTACGAAACTGTCTTCACTTGCTTCTTCTGCTTCTGCTTTTGCTATCTCCGCATCAATAATGCTCTGCATCCATTTTCTTTTGAGATCAGCAAACCTTTCTATTTCAGCCTCATAAGCTTCCTTTTTATCAAGTAATCTAGCGCTTAGAGTTGAATATATAAGACTTTGCCTTACAGATTCTTCTGAATCCGCTAACCATGAATAATCTTTATCTACTGAATTTATATAAGTAAATGTTACTAGATATTTCTCAACAAGCCAGTTTGGAATTGAATTTTTATTCATTTCGTGGGTTTCTTGAAAAACACATTTGTTTAAAGGGTTTTCTAATTTTACTCGAGCTATTAAATCCTTTTCGCGCTTATCATAGATTCTAATATTTTCAGCAGCAATATATTCTTCTAAATTACTATTAAATTTTTTAGCAAGATATCGCTGTGCGTTTGTTCCTCTAACTGGTTTAAATTTATCTGCGTATTCGGTATTTAGTTCGTTTAGTATATTATAAAAATTATTATCAAATAACATTGCTTCTAAGACTTTCTTTACCTTTTTAGCCATCGGACCTATATACGTATTATGTTTATCTAGACTTTCAATAAAATCCCAGTATGCATAGGATCCGTCAAACTCATACCATATTCTTTTTGCTATCTCCGCTATTCTTTGCTCTTCTACCATTTCAGGTATTTTACAAACTAATTCCGTTGGCTCAACTGTAGATTCAAGAGTTGTTGTATCTCCTCCGAAAGTTCCAATTGCTTGAACCTCTCCACTTTCATTAAACACTACGCCATTACCAAATAAACCTTCATTTGTATAATCAGTATCTATAATTACATTAACAACCTGACTAACTACACCCTCGACTCCGTTTGCACCCGTTACACTAATTAATTCATAATTAGAAGTTATTGGGTCTCCTTTAATATATTTTGGTAGTGATATAGATATTGAGTCATTATATTTAGCTCCTTGAAACCCTGTAGCTCCTTGAAACCCTGTAGCTCCTTGGAAACCTGTAGCTAATGTTGTTTTAAGTTCAGGTTGAACAACACCATCAATTGAATATTTAAAAGTATATGGAGCTCCTCCTTCGGTACCTTTAAAAGTTATTTTTCTATCGACTATATTAGATTGATTACTAGCTCCTTGGAAACCTGTATTTCCGCTATTTAATAGAGAAGATACAAATATGTTGTCAGCTAATTTAATATCCTTGTCTAATACGACAGCACTTGATGATAAAACATCTGGTAAATCGTTCTTTTTAAAATATTCATAGAATTTAAAATCATCTAAGTCAGCCTTGTTTTCTTCGATCCATGCTTCTAGTTCGCATGTGTGGTTAAATGGTTCGATTACAGGATATCCTTCTTCGAAATCAGAATATTCTTCCATTGTAAACTTTTCTTCTACCGTTGGGTTTGATACTGGTTCATGGACCACTGGATCAGTTCCTTCAAGAGATGCGTGTAGTTCGGAAAATGCCTTTGTAAATCCAGCAACTGGACCTGATCCAAATCCAGGTGTAATTATTTCTGTTGGATAATCTGGTCTGTCGTTTGGGTCTGGGTTTCCGATTGGAGGAGGATATGCAGTTATTGGAGTTAATCTCTCAACACCAGGATCATTTCCTTGTAAAATAAGCAATTGTCCGGATTTATGAATGTTTCCAAATAAAGTTTGTGATGATTTAACCGCGTTGAAATATTCACTAGCCACGAATTTCCCCATCTCAATAGGACCTTCGAGTGTTCCGCTTGATAGTTTGTTAGATACGTTATTAATAAATGTAGGCCAATTTGCCGGCATAATTCCTTTAGTTTATAGGATTATATATTCTATTTATTTTCTTGCTGATATGGTGGATGCACTGGATTCCATGGAATAATTGGCTTTCCACTAGGACCTGTTGGTGTCGGATGGATGTGGCTATTATATAGATCTTTAAAAATATCTAAAAAAGCTTCTAATGATTTTCCTCTAACTGTCGGTTCACTAATATCCTCCGTCGCTTCACCAGTGTTTGATAGATACACATTTCCAGCATCAAGAAATATTTTATCATCTGAAGATATTTTAATTATCCCAGCCTCATCTAATTGGATTATTGGCCTCTCTTTTGCTCCAGTTCCTCTTGTTATAACTAAGCCATCTTTATCTGAGTGGTATATTCTTACGTTTCTTGTAGAATCATATACTAAACTAACAACATCTTGTGGAGCGCCAGAAGTGTCTAAGATATCTGCCTTTAAATCTTTATTTTGATCTATTTGAAACCAATACTCTGGATGATAGATGTTACCGTTGTCAAATCTGACTGCAACTACAGTTCCAATATTTGGAGTATGATGCATTCCTACAAAATCACGATTCATTGGAGTTGCCCATGGAATAGATTCATCTGGTAAATCGTCAAACTTCCCAAATACTTTAACTCGACATCTTCCTAGATTAGAAGGATCTGCATTATCTACAACCTCTCCGATCCAATGAGTGCCTTTAATATCGTCTCTTCCTTTAGCCATTTTAATTTTTATTAATCGTTTACGTTTCCAAGCGCTCTTTCTGCTGCTGCGTCTAATGCCGCTCTAGCATTTCCAGTTGGAATAGTTTCGTCATTTACATTAGCTACAATCGCAGCACCAACATCTCTAGTTTGTTTATTAATATCGGTTGCGTTATCTGCGCTTCTCAATGCATTTTGAAATATATTCTCGAATGTAGGAATTCTATTGACTGTGTTATCTCTTACCTTCTGTACGATTTCGTTCTTTTTATCTTGCACAAGTCTATTTAAATCATCCTTAGCGCTAGCAACTGCTCCACCAATTCTATCAGTAACTTTATCTGTTAGATAATCCTGTAAGTTATCAAAACTTTCGTTTTCAGAATCTGGTGCTGGAGATAAAACATCTCCATTATAACTAGAACTAACAATTCCATTTAATACTCTCGCTTGAATTTTGTCGACATTTTCATATGTGATTGCTAATTCACCAGCAGCTGGTTCTGAAGGATTCTTTGAAAGACTTGATAGGAATTCTCCTCCGCTCATCGTATCAAATTCACAGTAAGTCAGACCAAACATGAAGAAAGGTCGACCACTCTGACCAGATATTTCCTCATTACCGTTTTCAATACCAATAGATGGTTTAAAATTATCTGGAAAACCTGTAAGTGCATTTTTGTTTATACCACCGATTTTAGGCTTATTCATGTTTTTTATAGTCCTAATTTCAGTAACATATACCCACATTCTAAATTTACGTAAGTTTGCAGGTACTACCCAATGCCATTTTTGATCATCAAACACTGCTTTTTTATAAAGGTGCATTAAACCAGAAGCCGTAAGGTTTATTGACTCTAATGTCTTTATTACTAATTTAGCGTCGTCTCCTCCCCAATAATTTTTGGTTGGATCATATTTCTGAAGTCTTTCAAGACCTTCTAAAGATTGCCAATACCATGGCATTGCATTATTTATAGTAGCAAGTGCTTGTTTAAAATTAATTAAAGCCTCTAGTTTTTCAGCATAATATTCATTTCCATCTGCTAATTTCTTAAGATAGTTTTCAGTAGTCTTTGAAAGTAGTGGTGAATTTTCAGCATCAAAAAAGTCAAATAATATGACAAACGACAAGTAAGTTGGATCCTGATATGGATAACTCGTTAACGAACCTTTTTTAAAGTCTTTTATGCTCTTAAAATCTGACATATTCTATATATTGTTATTTTACGATGACACTGTGTCTTCATTTATATTATTGATTCTACTTGGCCACTCTCTTCTTAGTAAAGTAAGTTTTTGAGCAACTGCAGGGAAACCTGCTTTATATATGTATTCAATACCACCAACGACGTAGTAACCACTTAAAAACTCATCGGCAACTACAGTACCCGCTTGTGGGATATCCTCTTCACCAGTATCTGTGTCAACGTCGAATCCCTGTTCTTTCTTTTTATCTTTAATAACTTTATCAGCTCCTATTTCTTCAGGGCTTTCTTTAAAAATTATAATTGGAATCTTTTGATATCTATGTATCGCTGGATTATATGTTGATAGCTCTAATTCAAGAGTCATTTTACCAAGCTCATCTAGATTTTGTGCGTTGTGAATTGCTGCAAATTCATAGTTTAAATGTATATTAGAAGTTTCTGGATCTGCATTTTTTCTGCCCATCCATTTAGTTTTTACCTCATGTTTATATCTGTCCTCATCTCTCCTACCCTTCATAGGCTCTTCAATATCCTTCATCTTCTTACTAGTAACTGGTTCAATATCAAAACTAACTAGCCCTTCTTCAGAATCATTTTCATAAAATTTTAAAGTTTGCTTGTAACCATTCTTTTCAATATTAGATCCAGCATTATTTGTTAAAGCGAATTTAGTGATATGATTACTGGTTCCTGTATATCTATTGTGAGTCGATAATATTAATGGTGCTTTCATGTTATTTGATTCATCAGCATCTACACTAGTTTGTTGATCAGTCATAGTTACGTCAAGTGCAGCAAGTGCATCCTCGAACGTTTCTTCAGATTCCATTAGTAAATTCATATTAACAAAGTTAATATAGTAGAAGGGATCTATTGAATAAGTTTGAAACGAATCGTCATCAACATATGAGTGTTTTACAAGATCTCCTAAAACGTCATCAATTGAATCATATGCTATAAATAAATTCATCTCATCGTCAGAAGAATCTATATTTGTTGCTAATCCTAATTTAAGATCTGTTGCAATTGATTCGATATGATCTAATGAACTACCTTTTCCATAAGACTTAGATATATCAGCATAAATTCCTGGAATTTTCATCCTTCCAGTAAATGTATATTTTGCGCCCGCAGTACTATCAGGGTTTTGTGGGTTTGCCTTTGGTGAAGTAACCTCAATAATATCAAAATCAATTCTGATATCCTTGTATGTTTCTTTTTGCCTAGCACCAATTCTAATATTTACAACATCACCATCTCTAGGATAAGTATCTGCTTTAAATAAACCTTGGCTATCTTCTAATACTAATTGTAGAGAGGGTATTTTACCGCTAACATTCAATGACATTGATTTAATATTTTCGTCTGAAAAAGTGTAATTGTTAACCGTAACTAGAACCAGGTAGTCTTTACTAGTATCCGCCTTTTCATTACCTTCACCTTCACCATAAGATGGAAATTGAACTTCATCTAATTTTATCGTTGGCTCAAGTATTGTTAAAATATGATTGTCTAATGCTGCCATCTAATTATATAATAATTTTACCGTTACCAATCTTAATATTAGCTGCATCTCCTATTCCTTTGATATTTGGAGGTAGAGGATCTTTAGACCCATTAACTTTAAGCGCAGCCTTTCTTTTTAAATATTCAACTCGCTTGGCGTCTTTCACGCTAAGTCTTTTTGTACTAATGAATTGATCTCTAATAGATAATTTGTTCTCGTCATTATTTATTGTTTTAAACGGAATAAATCTAGTAGTAGCAAACTCATTAGTAGGTATTAATAATACGTCTCCTTCTGCGATAGAAAACGGGTTAGATATGCCATTATATTTAAGTATATAATCAACGTATGAAGCATCTTTGTAGTATTCTAAAGATATTAGATCAATTCTACATACTTCATCAGCATTGACAATATGTTCATCTATTATCTGTAGATTCGGGACAAATATTAGTGTGGGCTGAGTCATTCTGACTTTACCATCAAGTATTGGTTTTTCGAATAGACTCTTCATTATCCTGTTGCTATTTTTCTAAATTTGTTAACATATGCTTTATTTCCCTTTCTATCTTTATTACCATAAGCACTAGTATCAGATGTTTCGTTGATATCAACGCCATCATTTGGTGTTAAGTAAAATCTACCACGACCGGCATTAAACATCGATTCTATCTCTGCTCTATCTCTAGGTCTACCAGGTTTTAGTTTAATAGTAACTACCATTCTTTCTGGAAAATCTTGAACACCAGTACCTCCTTCAAATAATATATCAGTACTTTGGCATGCAAGATTACCAACAACTATGATAGGGTTAAGTGGATTCCCTACAGTAACATGCCATTGTCCGGTAGGATCTCCAGTAAGTAATGCGTTTACAGCTTGACCACCCTGTGGTGTATTAAACATTTTCATTAAACCACCACCTACTAAGTTATTTAAAAGTTTTGAATCTTTACCTTGTGTTAAGTTTTTTAATCCTTCTCCAACACTACTAAACATTTTACCCATGTCTTTCATTATAGATCCCATAAATCCAGCGTAATCTCCACTTCGTAGTTTTTTAAGATCTCCTAAAGGTCTTGCTGCTCCTCCTCCACCAGTATATCGAACTGCTCCTCCCCAAAAGGGTGCAGTATTAGAAGTTAGTGCTAATATGTTTGCAAGTTGATCGAGCATCATAATCTTAGGATTAACTCCACCAAAACTCCTTAGTTCATATGTAAATTTAAGAGTAAATTCCTGTTCAAACGTAAGTCCTTTTTCTCTAACTAAAGTATCTTTAATAACGTTAAGTGGCCCAAATACATGGTTAGGATACGTGTCTTTAAATGCATCATATCCTGAATTTGCTTCTTGTGAACTTGAAGCAACTGCATCTTTACCAGCACTTGCATTTGAAGCGGCTGAAAGAAACGTACTACCGTTTACAAGCCCTCCAAGTTTACCACCACTCTGTCCTCTCTTACTTTGCAGCGTCTGTACATCGGCCTCTGAAGCCTTCCATTTATATCCATGGCTAAACTTAAGAATATCCTCTATTTTATTTCCAGGAGCCTCTCCAAGATATGTAATTGCTCTTGCGATATCAGGGTGCTTATTGTCTATCATAGCTCCATTTTCTCCTAATACCTTAGGTGTAATTATATCGTCAGTTACTGGAAATGCAAATCTCCTAAGAGTAATCATTTGGTTGTTTGGTATTCTACCATAGTATTTTACCAATGCAAAATCAGAGTAATCATATAGATATCCATAGTTTTCGCTGACTGCACTCGTTACTTCAATAATTTTAGTAGCTGTTGGATTTGCTAATTCTCCTTGATCTATTTTATGATATTTTCCACTAGCTGAATTACTTCCTTCAGCGTCTCCAGTTAATGGATTACCTCTATAATTAGCTAACGAAAATCTATTAAAAATAGAATATGGTTTCGCTCCTTCATTAATTTCAGCACCTTTTGTCGTACCGTCTTTATTGTGTCCTTTCTTAGCTGTTCCTCCTGCAGCAGTGGAAGTGTATTTCATAGAGTCAACATCCTTTGAATAGTAAGTTCCTTTAGTATCGCTCGCTTCAGCAAATGTAAGAGGTTTTGAGTAGATTTTTCCTTCAGGTGAGTTTGGTTCTAGAACTGCACTACCCTTAATAATGTTCTTGATATTAGATCGTACAAAAGAATTGACAACGCCATCTGGATTTTCAAGATCAACTAGTGTCCAATCGACACCTGAGTCTTTTTTAATGCTATCGTTTAAATCTTGCTCTTCTTGGCTGATTGGCTCCGGATCGTAAGAAATACCTAATGCATCCTTGGTGGCTTTTATGCTGCCCTTACCAAGATCGTTTGAAAAACTTTTGAATCCCATATATAGTAGATATATTTATTTTTTATATATATCCACATTATCTAGTTATTCTAAATCGTCTAGCTCTACGGACTTTGGTTTAAATAATAATTTGTTAAAATATTCAGAGTTTCCGTCTAATCTATCCCCTAAGAATTTTTTAAGATGTGCCTCAAAAACACCCCGACTCTTATAGAAATACTTACCCTTAGAATACGTTGATCTATTAGATAGTTCGAATAGTTCTTTAAACTTCTTCTCTATTAAGAAATCTTGTATGTTGTTATATAACGTATTTATTTCATCGTATGTCCTAGCGCACATTACTGAATCAACTACTAATAAATACGAATCCCATTTAGAATTAATTTGATCCTCTAATTCCTTACGCGTTTTAAATCTTTTTCTTGATAAATTAAATTTAGTATATCCACCACTGAAAGATTTATCGTATTTCATGCCAAACATATACCTTTTTAAAAAGTCTAAGTCATCATAAAATCTAGTAATTCTAATTTGATATCTTGGCATTTTGTCATTAAATTCAACATCATGAATAAATGCTCTTACCGGTATTAATACGTTTGGGAATTTAGAATTAGTTATTAAGGTATGTATATGATCACCCTTTGAAAATAATTTATGTCTAATCATTTTTTATAAACTTAACACTCTCGAATTGACTGAGAACGCCGTCTTGTGGGTAATCCTCCCTGTCAATAATAACTAAAGAAATTTTGGTATCTTCTTCTGAAACAGTAGAAACATATGAAATAAAGTTTGACACTGTTTCTCTATCTAGATTTTTAAATGAGTATATCAGCTTACCGTGATTCTGTTGAGTGAAGAATCTATTAATATCTGACATTATTGTAAGACCAACAACAGAATCGCTAGGATCTTCTGAATAAGGATCTGCCTTCATGAGCTTATTTTTAATAGAAACGTGATCTACGATCTTAGTTGATTTTCGATCAACGTCTCTAATAAATTTATTAAAATCTCTTTTTGAAGAACACCATACGCATTCTATTATTTGTTTAGTCATTTAAATTATAGCACACTCTTCAACATATCTAATTGAACCTGAAGATTGCTTATTTTTTCTAAAGCCTCTTTTGGATTTGGTTTGTAATGCGTACCCCATCCTAATGAAACTTGTATTTGATTTTTACTTTTAGAATTACCAAAGGATAAACCAATATCCATACATAATTCTTCAATAAATTTTATTTTGTCTTCATTTGTATCGAACTCATAAACGTTGGTCGACTCAAATGATTCGCCAGCAGCATTAATATTATCATCAACTACCGTCTTAATAACTCCGTTATCTGCTAGCGTTATTTTAACCGTCTGCATTTAATCTTTGTTGTAAAGATAATTGAGCCTCTTTTCTTAATTTTTTAGCTTCTTTTTTATCTTCTCTGTAAGATTCTTTATTTTTTATAGAGTCAATCGCAAACGCCTCCTCTAATTTTTTGATTTCTTCAGCATTATAGCCAATATTTGACCATGTTTCTTTTGCTGAATCTAATTTAATTTGTAATTGATGTTCGATATTTTCTTGAACCCTGTCAGTATGTGCCTCATGCGCTAATTTTCCGTCAGCTGCCATTTTAGCATACCATGCGATCCCTTGTGAAGAGAATCTACCATACATGTTTTTTATCTTTAAATACCCTGCAGCTCTAAACTGTCCTCTTCTTTGTCTTCTTGATTGTGTTGTTCCTTTACTCATTGTAGTATTTGTTTATAAAATTAGTTACTTCTATTGTTAAATATTCTTGTAGTTTATTTATCTCAATTTTCGAGACTGCAACTTTTGCTATCACGTTAATTAATTCTTGTGGATCTTCATCAGCGCTATTTACCAACATGCTATATATGTCTTTATTTGGTATATTTAAATTTAGCGTTGTTTCAAATTTCTCAATATTCTTTTTTGATAACTTCTCGACCAATTCTTCGATTGCAGATACTTCTACTACTTTTTCAGTAGCTTTAACCTCGACCGGTTTAGTAGCTGGTTTCGTTTTGATATCACTCGTTTTAGGAAAAGGAATTACATTATCAATAATAGGCTCTAAAAATTCAGGTTGTGCTTCTTTAAATATTTTAGATCCTCCTTTAAAATAATAAAATTTAGAATCTTCAGACTCAACCGTCTCTATATTTCCAAATTTATCTCCTTTTTTCCATTGAAATTGTTTCAACTTAGTTTTAGTGTCAGGCATTATGTTGTTATTTTTATAATTATATTCATTTTTTTGAAATTGTTTCCAAAACGATTTCAGTAAACTCAGTATTCTCATTTTTAAAATATTTTTTACAGAATGTATCTATGAAGTTAGAAGATTCAACACTACCAATATATGCGTCTGTTTTTCTAATATAAGTTCTATAGAATTCATGACTCCCTTTTTCTTTTAATGAAGATTTTAAAACTTCAATTTCTGGTAAATATCTTTTATTAATGCTCATTCCATGCGTTTACTTGTTCAACAATAATTCCTGCACGCTGTAGTAATTCAACGCCTCCCATATCTCTATAATCTTCAGTGTAATACACTTTTGAAATACCTGCTTGTATAATTAACTTTGCACATCCAAAACAGGGACATGTTGTCGTAAATAATTTAGCTCCTTCGCAACTCATTGTAGATTTCGCAACCTTCATGATTGCGTTTGATTCTGCATGTAGTACTTCAGGTTTTGTTGTGTTATCTATCTCACAAGTGTTATCGAAGCCATGAGGCATTCCATTATATCCAAACGATATTACTTGATGATCTTTCACAATGATGCAACCGACTTTACGTCTTTCAGCATAACTCAATTTAGAAAACTGGTATGCTACTTGCATGTATGATATATTTATCGGTATTCTAGGCATAAAAAAAGTCTATATATGTTATATTATATATAGACTTTTTAAAAAGTTTAGTTTTTAGAAAATTAATCTTCTAATTCAGCACCGGGTGCGTTAGATGATTCTTTCATTTCGCTCATTTTCTTCGTGTAAGCTTCAACCATTTGGTTTAAACATGCTTCATACGCTTCACTTGAACTTTCATTCTTCATTTCCTTAAGAGTATTTGCAGCAAGTGTAGCTACAAGTGCAGCGTTTTCAATCATATATGTTTCTATTGTATGATCGTCATGTGCATCTGATTCCCAAACGCCTGCTTCTTCTTTAACTCCTGCGTAACAGTTTTCTAGCATTTCAGAAACCGGAATTGATTCTTCTTCGTTAGCTTCTTCAGATTCTTCTTCGTTTAATGATGATTCGTTTGCTTGAACTTCTTCAGCCTCGTCCTCTACTTCTTCAACATCTTTTCCTTCTGGTTCTCCAGCTTGTACGATGCCGTCTTCGATTTCTTCAGATCTGTCCATCTCTGCAACATACTGTTCAAATGATTTTAATTTTGCCATGATTTATATTATTTTATTATATTTTAATTATATATCTATTAAATTAATTTGATTTAACCAGCTTCCAACCCTTAACGCTCTTTTTAGCATTAAAAATTATGAGCGCGTCTAAATCTTGTTGAAAGTCTCTAGGGTCATAATCGACATATACAGCACCTACAAATCCGTTCTTAATTAAGAGCTTAGTTCCTTCAAGTTTCATTACTTGATCTGCAGAAGGATTACCTACAATTTCAGTCTCCCATTCTTGAGTGTCTAATCCGTTATCTTGAAATAACTTTTGGATTCTATCCTCAAAGACATCGCAAATCTTTCCACTAATCTTCGCAGAATATTGATAGGCTCCTCCGTTCTCTATCATATTAGCGTACCATCCATCGTCTGAATGTTCCTGTTCTAATGCAAACCACATTGGTCTATTATTAAGAGCCTTGATAGGTTCTCCAGCAACATGATACACTTGGTCAGTTACTTTCTCATTTTTAATGTAAGGACTTTGATAGTTTTCTTCATTTAGAGATTCTCCAAGTACTGGTTCATTATCATGTCCACATTCATGGCATATATATAAATCATCTCCACCATCCTGTGACATCCATTTCCAGCCACAATTATCGCATTCAATATGATTAGCTGTAAATTCTTCAAATAGTTTTACTTTTTTCATTAATAACCTACGCTATTTTTTACTGCATTCTTAATCGCAACATCTTTTAAAAATTCTATATGATCTTCATCATCAGAATCCTCTTTATCTCCATAATTAACCTTAGGAATTATAGACTTATCGTCGTTTACAGAATCTTTATTTTTCTTTGATTCTATAAAATTATCGAATAGTTTAACATGTTTCATTGTTTGTATATCTTTATTTTAAGATCTCCATTTCCAGGTATTAATCTATGGATAGTTCCTTTGGGTATTTGAATGTCTATATTAGGTCGCATTTGTATTGGTAGTTCATTGTCATATTGAAACCTCCAACCTGAGTTTTCTAATACTTCTACTATTCGGTCTTCAGGATCTGCGTGCCATTTATATAAATGATCTGGATGCCCTGTTGTAAACTCTCTGATAACCTCAGTTTCAGATATAATAGTTTCAATAAAGGGTTTTGTGTAATCGTCGATGTTTTGAATCATTTCATCGAATGATTCTTTACCACATTTACAAGATTCACATTTACAATCCTTTTTTACCATGGTTGATCAGATTTTATTCCTAATTGTTTTGAAAATAGTGTAGGTCCATAGCATGCCCAGAATCCAGCTTTCATTGGATCCATTTTAGCTGCCTTATCGCAACCATGTCTAGCCCAAAAATTAGCAGCCCTTCCAGGATCATCATTTTTTACAGTAGTTGAAGGATCTCCCCATTCAATTTTCTTAGCAATGATGTTTCCTTCTTTATCAGTTTTACCTGAGTTACGATATACTATAAACTTAGCCTTACCACCCCTTGATGGTGTATCTAGTTTAACTTTAGTTTGATTACCACCTCTTGGTTTATAAACAGCGTCAGTACCTACTTCTAAGTTTTTAGCCATCCATCCACTTGGTCCTTTAAGAATAATATTACCCTTATCCCAGTATTGTTTAACCTCTTCGAATAGTTCAGTGTATTTGTCGCTACCTAATCTAAAAAGAGAATTAGTTAAATCTAAATCTTCTTCTAAATGTGCCTTTAATTCTGGAGATACGTTACTCCAATTTTCAAATGTTTTTACAAATTTCATTAGTCTTCAAATTTATATGGGAGTTTCTTATCATGACCACCGTCTCTGACTTCTTTTGCGACATCAGAATCAGCTCCTCCCCAAGTTCCTTTTCCTTTTTCTAAAAATGAATTTACTCTTGCGTATCCCCATCCTTCTTGTGTCATTCCCGGATGATGTCCACTATTCCAAGCGTCCATTCCACGTCTCATTATAATTCTAAGAATTGGTAGTGGTACTCCGCTTTCTTTAGATTTATTTTTAAGACCAGTTTCTACACCCTTACCTTTAAGTGGACCTCTATCGCCTTTGGCTTTTTCAGCCTCGTTGATGAATTGTTCGAAAAGTTTTATGTGTTTCATTTAATTATAGTTTGTTTTCCATCAATGACGTCTTGATAATTTACCCTACCCTTAGATCTTTTAATTTGATCTTCGTTTTCTTTTAAATTTATTTTATAAATTGGCCTGATATACTCCTCGTTTAAATAAGTTTTAAATTCTTGAGGTAATTGTTCTCCATAAAAATTCTCGTATACTGCAACATAAACTCTAGCAAGCTTATCTGCTGCCATTCCTGACGCTGAATTAACTTCAGCAACCCAACAGTCTCCAGATTTATCTATCATTAAATCAATTGACCAAAGTCCAAGTTTTAATTTCTTTCTAATCTCTTTACAGATCTCATTTATTCTATCTATAAAATCTAATTTGTCCATATCCTGATCTACGTAGGTAAATTCAGTTTTCTCATCAGATTCTTTATCTTTAATTTCATTTTCACTTGCAGATACTCTCTCATGAATTAGCGCTATTGTGTCTTTAACTATTAAAACTCTAAATTCAGTATCAAGATCTTTGGCTTCTGAATAATTTTCAAATTCACCTTTACTTTTTTCTAAGTCTTCATACGTATCAAAAATCTCAATACCAACTCCTGAATGTCCGTCGTCTGGCTTTGCAATCACAGGAAATTCTAAATCTTTTGCATCTTCTTTTTTATAAACAGAATTCGGCATAAAATCAGAATCTTGAAACATTTTATAAAATTTAGTTTTATTACCACTAACTTTCATATCAACCGGGAGATTATACATAACATCCTCTTCTATATCATACTTCTCTAGAAAATCTAAACCACTCGATCCTGCGTAATAAATGAAGGGTAGTTCTGTGTTTATTTCTAAATCGCTTGCATAATCTTTTTCCGCGTAAAAGTCATTATATAACTCAATTAAACAATTCTCAGTTATGTCTCCATAGATACTACTTTTGGTTCCAGTAATATCTGATACATCCTTTCCTCCCATTAGAAAGTTAACTTTTTTTAGATAATCTTTATTAGACTTTTCTAAAATATACTCTTCATATAATTTTATACGCTTCATTCTCTATTTATATATTTATTAGTTATATATCTAAGATAAAACCACGTCTAAATATTCTTTGCGATATTTGATTAGTGCAAGTTCTTTTGCTTTTACTTCGAGTTCGATATCTAAGTCCATTCCGTATGTTTCAATACGTTCGTATAAATAATCAGCGTGTGCACGAATAATTGCAGTTTCGTCTTCGTGCAGTTTTTTAGCACTTGAATAATGGCATAGTTGTCTGATTCCAGAAGGCCAAGTAGTTGCTGCTAGTTTTAGTGCATCTTCTTCAGGCATAGGGTCATTGTAACATCTGTGATGATGGTAATCGAATGTGATTGGTGTTCCTATTTGTTTGTAGATTTCGTATAAATCTGAGACTGAATACTGTGCTGGTTTGTCGTCGTTTTCTAGAACTAGTCGATTCTGAGCAGACTTAGATAATCTTTTAAAGTTCGTAACAAATCTTTGCATTGCAGCTTCTTTATCGCCGTATGAACCGCCAAGATGTATGTTCATAGAATACGTTTGATTTTGAGGAAGACCCATCAAATCTAGTACTTGAGCTGATTTATCGAGTTCATCAATAGTGTTTTCAACAACATTAGGACTAGGGCTTGGTAAAACACAAAACTGACCCGGATGAAAGCCAATTCTTTGACCACTATCCATTGCTAATTTGCCAGCTGTTTCTAGTAATTGTTTAATCTTTTTAAAGTTTGGTAAATCAGATAGCTCGTATTCCGACATCCATGGAAACATATTAGAAGACATTCGGTATAAGTTAATACCGTTTTGTGTATTCCATTTAAGAATTTCGATCATGTCCGTGAGGTTAGCTTCCGCTAATTCACCAGCGTATTCGATGCCTTTGGCTTTAAATGTACGTTTTATCATGGATCTTCCAATCTTAATTCCACGTTCTTTTTCTAGTGTTAGGTTAATACAGCAATATCCGTAATTTGTAGCCATAGTTTTATTTTATTATAAGTGATTTTTTAATTTTGTTTAAAAATCTTTCAGCATCACACGCTTCTTCTAACGTGAACACATCTAGATCCTGAAATAGTAATCCTGTTCCTGTGTTGACAAACACAATCTCTCCTAGTTGTTCAACTGATGAAACCTGATGAACTGTCATATCCTCTATGTAAACGATATGCGTTGTTTCTGATATTCTATCAATTCTCTCTTCAAAGGAAATCAACTCCATTCTTTTTCAAAGGTATACCAATGGTCTGCACTTGCACAACAACTCAAACCATCAAGTATAATTATGTCCATTTCAGAACCGCTAAGAGAATCCACAAAGGCCTTAATATATCCTTCTAGTATTAAATCGTTTTCTGTTCCAGCTTTAGAGATCGCGGTTCTAGTAATAGCAGCTGCAATTCTTATAGCGACTGCATGATTATCATTGAATCTCATTCCAGGGTAGAATCGGTCAGTTTGATCGAATTTATCTAAGATCTCGTCTTCTGTAAATCTCATTTTATATAGACCAATTGCCGTTTCTATAGTTGGAATTGAACTTTTAGCAGGTGTATAATAGCTGACACCATTTGCTTTAATATCTGATACTTTCATTTTTTATATTTTTAGATTATGATCTTAAGAATTCTCCTTCATACTTTACAAGTTCTCCAATTTTAGGAAACTTTACCTTGCTTGCATAATTAACTGCCGCTTTTTGTTCTTTTTTTAGATTCAGTGCCATTACCATAGTAATGTAAAGAGAATCTCCGACCATTTTACTGTTTTCTGAATTTACGTTTAATTTTGTCATTTGTTTGTTTTTTAATTATAGTATAAATATAATCATTTTAGTTGATATAAAAAAATCTGATGTGATTTATTTTGAAAAGTTATTAACAATTAGTATATTGTCTTGTATACTTCTTCGTATACGAAATCTGGACACTCATCGTTGAGCCAGTCTAGTTCTTCTTCTGTGAGTTCTCTATATTGTCCATCCCACGTTTCTACAGCTGCACTGCTAATAAATGCGTCACAGAAATCTGGGAAGTCTGAAGTATCGATTCCTTCTACTTCAATGTCTACTAATTGGCTTAATTTAAATGTTGGTTCTGTCATGATATTAATTTTTAAAGGTTATATGATTGAATGCTAAGATGTGAGTTAAATTCAGATTCTTCTTGTCTCCACATTCTTTGAATTCTTGCAGATTCGTTAGCAATGAATGACATATCTTCGGCAGTAATAGGACCGTATGTCTTTACTTGACACTCGAAAAAATGAGCTATTGATTCTTGATTATCGCTAGCAATATGATAAGCGATCTTTGGAAGGTATCCGTTTGGGTGTTTTAAATTTGACATAATGTTTGTTTTTTAATTATAGTTAAATATAATAAAAATAAACGACATAAAAAAATCTGGACCAATTTATTTTACAAAAACTTTTTTATCATTAAGAATTTCTTCGATATGATCTGAAAATTCTCCGTAATAGGATTTACCACCAATGTTCCATGTTGTTAATTCATTAATTGTGTATTCAATGTCATATGTTTTCCAGTCATATAGAGTGAATACTTCTCCATCGAAATCGAAGTTCCATTCAAAATGAACCTTACCATCGCCACAATCATCAGGGCCCCATGTAGGTTCTCCAAAAGCCTCTACCAAATCACTATATCTAGTGTTGTGTAAATATCCTTTAAATGAGGTTCCACTTACAAATCCATCTTCTCTTGTTCTTTTTGTTAATTTTGACATGTTGTTGTTTTTTAATTATAGTATAAATATAAACAAAATAAACGACATAAAAAAATCTGGAGTGAATTATTTTTAAAAAAGTTTACATAAAAAAAGGGACCGAAGTCCCTGGCACTCGACTGGCAGTCAAGTTATTTCCAAAATAATTGTATTCCTATGATACAACACGCTAATATTAGACATACTGCGGTTTTTGCTGTAATTCCTTCATCTAATAAATAATACGTAAGAGCAGTGAACGTTATGATTCCACAAGTAAATCCAATAAATCTGCCAGGCCATATTTGACCGTCGTAATATTCTGCTATAAATCTGGTTGCAAGTATAAACATATAACTAATTACAGTACCACCAATTATCGAAATGGTTAATGGATTCTTTTTAAACCATGGCCAGACAAATTGTCCGTTAGTTTGAATCCATATCATAGATTGCCCTAGCGCAAATAATAAAACGCCTGCTAAAAGTCCTCTCATTAGAATAAAGATCCTGTTTCTGTTAATAAATGAGAGATAAAACTTTCTCTGTGATTTTCAGTAGGGCCTAATTCTTTAATAGCATTAATATGTTGTTTAGTTCCGTATCCTTTATTCGAATTCCAACCATATCCGTAGGTTTCTTCGTCTAATTCTTTCATCATAGCATCTCTACTTGTTTTCGCTAAAATACTGGCAGCAGCGATTGATGTGTATTTATTGTCTCCACCAATTACAGTTTTAAAAGGAATTCCATCAAAGCCATGGAATTGATCTCCATCAACTAAAATAAAATCAAAGTGTTTGTTAGTTTCTTTTAGGTTCGACAAACACAGATGCATACCTCTAAGAGTTGCTCTTAATATATTTGTTGATTCAATTTCAGTAGGACTAACGTGCTCTACGTGATATGCTAGTGCGTTATCAAGTACTATTTTTCTAGCCTCTTTTCTCTGTTTTTCGTTAAGTAATTTAGAATCTTTAATAAGAGGATGGCTAAATCCATGCGGCATTATGCATGCTGATACTGTTACTGGACCTGCAAGAGCTCCTCTACCTGCTTCGTCAATACCTACTTCAATAATATCTGAGTCATTATTGAAGCTACCTTTAAGTGAAATAATTTTAGATTCCATGTGTTTAATTTTATACTAGTTATACACATGGAATCAATTTTGTTTCTTATTTATCTGGATTTTCGATCTTCCACTTATCGTATTTATTTACAACATCTTGTAGAATCTTAGCTCTAACAATATCTTTGTTTTCAAATACATGGTGTCCAATTCCCTTAACACCGTCCATTAGTTTAATAAATCCAGGAAGTCCAACATTATTTTTTGGTATATCATATTGGCTAACATCTCCAGTTACTATGACTTTAGATCCTTTACCCATTCTAGTAACAAATAGCATTAACTGTTTAAATGTTGCGTTTTGAGCCTCATCGAGTATCATTAATGACTTATCAAATGTATCTCCTCTCATAAACGCAAGAGGCTTAAATAATATTATTTCGTTTTCGACTAGGGCTTCAGTTACCTGATCTCCTATAATTTTTTTAAGGTTCGATACATAAGACTGCATATATGGATCAGTCTTTTCTTTTATATCTCCAGGTAAGAATCCTAGTTTTTCACCAGATTCTTGTATTGGTTTACATAAAACAATTTGAGAAATTTCTTTGTTGGCTAATAGTTTTAAAGCAGTGTAACATGCCGTAAAAGTTTTAGAAGTACCCGCAGGTCCTTGACAAAATGTGATTTGATTTTCTAATATTGTGTTTACGTATTTATTTTGAGTTTGCCTTAATTGGGCTTTTATATTTTCAGGTTTAATATTAATATTTCTTTTGCCAGCTGGCATTCTTGAACTATTACCTTTATCCATTTATTATATGTTTTATTTAGTCACCTGCCATAATGACAAGTTCTTTAAGCTTAGAAAGAGCATCGCATTTTTCATATTCTTCGATCTCTATAAAGTATTTCATTAATACATCTATAAATTTACTTCTCTGTCCGACTCCATGTGGAATATCGATTATGTTTAAACCATCTCGAAAAACTACAAATCTGTTTACGGTCTTTGTAAAATTTCTTGTGATTATATAATAGCTAGACCTCATAAGAGAATCTCGGTCATCTCCTATATTATCATTCATTTTCAAATTCTTATTTTTAATACGTGTTTCGTATTTTGTATAATGTATATATTTAATGTCGCTTCAGGTTAAGACAACCGGAGTAAAAAAAATATCATATCATTATACTACCATTTGTTTTCTTGGTCTCTAATTGATTGAATGAATTTAGCTTTGGTATTTTGTTTTCTTTTAGTTATTGATGGTTTTTCAAACTCTTTTCTATCTCTTAATTCTTGAGTTTGTTTAGTACTTCTGACTTTATATTTTAATTGTTTAAGAGCTCTTTCTATATTATTATCTACTTTGATTATTATCATATTCGTTTATTATTTTCTTAATTTCATGGCACTTCTCATATTCTTCTCTTTCTTTAAAAAAGTTTAAAATATTAGTTAGTCCCTCTATTTTTGTAGAATTAGAAGCCTCATGATTAAGTGCACCGTGTCGTTTGTTAACAATTGCATTGTATATCATTTCCATCATCGTTTCTTTAGAAGATTCTTGTAAATCTTTCATAAAACCCATTTGGCTTCCATCATATTCTTCTATATCATCCATTATCATTTTTAATATTTTTTAGGTATCTTATTTGATCTTCACTCAGTTGTATGTTATTAGTTCTAAGCTTGACCATTAAATTACCATAATCATCTGTATTATATATTGGCATTCCTTTTCCAACGACTCTTAACATTTTAGAATCATAAGAACCTTGAGGAACCTTGATTTTAACAGAATGTATCTTTGTCTTTATTTCGAATTCTCCACCTAATAATAAATCGAACCAATCTAATTGTAGATCTACGAAGATATCTGAACCATTTACTATAAGTTCAGTATCGTGTAAAACGTTTACAGTGACTATGACGTCTCCCTTGGGTGCTGAAGTATTTATTGGATGATTTGCACCTCTTCCTTTAATTTTTAATTTAGCGCCGTTTAGTATTCCTTTAGGTATATTAAGATTAAATCCAGTGTCTCCTAAATTAATATATCTTCTAGTTCCAGAATATACCTCATCAAATGTTATGTTTAAAGAAACTCTAATATCTGCTCCTTTTGATTCTCCACCAAATGAACTATTGAATATATCTGAAAAACTATCTGAATTATTAAAGGCACTTCTCCAAGCATTGTTAAAACGCTCTTGTTGAGGATCTCCCCTTCTATTACTAAAGTCGTAAGATTTTTTAGAATTAGGATCTCCTAAAACCTCATACGCTTCTGCTATTTTTTTAAATTTTGCATCATCTCCACCATTTTTATCTGGATGATATTGCTTAGCTAGCTTTCGATAAGATTTTTTAATTTCTTCGATTGTTGCATTTGGAGAAACGTTTAGAGTTTCATAATGCCCCATTACTTATCTTTTTTAGAAGTTGCTATTTTTGCTCTTATGTGCTTTTTCGCCTCAGACATCATAGCAGCTTTTGCTTTTTTCGATTCTTCGATTCTTGCCTTTCTGCTAATATTGATACCTCTTCTTTCTGTGTTTTCCATTGAAGTGGCGATTCTTTCAAGGGCTTCTGCAATTCTATTTAAAGTTGAATCTTCCATATTATTATATTTCTTTATTATTGTATTATATATTTTCAATTTCCTTGATAAATTCTACGACCTTTGCGCATTTTTCATATTGTTCAAGTTCTTGAAACATATTTAACATCTCAGTAAGGGTTCTATGTATTGGTTCTAGATCGACGCCCATCGAGTTCATTGTTTCAATATCAAGCCCTTTTAAAATAAGAGCATGGTAGTTTTCATTAGCTAATTTAAGCTTAATTATTTCTAGTTCTTCTTTCATTTCAGAATCTTTAATTAGTTCAGCGATTTCATCTTTAAAATCATCTTCGAATTCTTCGTAATCTTCCATATCTTTTAATTGTTTTAATTATAGTATAAATATAATCATTTTAAATGACATAAAAAAATCTGGAGTGATTTATTTTTAAATTATTTTTATAAATTTACAGTAATTGCCAGTTCGAGTAGTTTATAAATTGTAGAATTTATATTGTTTTCAGCAATTGATCTTTCATACTGTGTACCAAGCCCTTCGGATTTATTAGCTTCACTCGACCTGTTTATATATTGATTATATCTATCGGTAACGAAATCACTGCCAAGGTGCTTGTAGTGTAAAAGTTTTAGTGGCACTTCTTGGAATAAATATGTTGATTCAAATAACATTTCAAACTTTCCCCATGGATTTCCTTTATATTCTCCAATCGGTCTAATGCCATGCGGAATTGGGTGAAATATATCTCCTGATAATTTAGAAGTTCTGTAGTCAATCTCATGGCAACCTTCAACCCACTCAAAATTTTGAACCATATTAGGATTCAGTAATATTGGTTTAGTATACCATGCATCTGGCAATCCAGTTAAAATAGATTCATATATTTGGTCTTCTGTTTTTGGAAAATAAGAAGAAACCATTTGAAACCCTGCTGGAAAAAACACTGATGTTTTATTGAGATGTTCTTTTAAGAAATTTAAAATGTTAGGATGATATACAAACTCGTCACAATCTCCAATTATTACATAGTCACAATTTCCTTTAGCCTCTTCTATTGCTCTTCCCTTTAAAGCAAGATGCACGAAGTCATCGAGAGTTCCTTCAGTTTTAAATGTTCTTATTTCAGTATTTGGATATGAGTTAATTATTTCATGCGATCTGTCGTCAGATTCGTTGTCAAAGAAAATCATCCTTTCACAGAATTGAGAATAATGCTTAAGATAAAACGGTAGCATTTTTTCTTCATTCCATATTGTTGCGAATGCCCATACTTTCATGTTAATCTATAATATTTAGATTAGATATTCTTAACATCACATTCATTGTTGCTTTAACATCCCCTTCACAGTAATCTTTTATTTTCTCTAGATTACCAGCCCAATATTGATCAGTTGTTTCTACAGCATGCATAATATCTTTTGGTGATGGAATATCTAGAGTTTCACAAATTAAATCAAGTGATGCGCTATTCCAACCCGCAAATTTCCAGATTTCATAAGTATCTAATAGGCAATTTTCCCAAGGTTTCTTTTTTTGAAAATGAAATTGATGCGGTATCGACAGCCCGTTAATAATAGATCTTTTAATAATAAATGGCATATCAAAGTTCTTAATATTATGGCCAATTAATTTAATACCTGGCTTTGCATCAAAAACAGATTGCATAGTACCTAAGAATTCTCTAAGTAATTCAGATTCGTCATCTCCATAAAAGGATTTAATTTTAGAAATAGAGGTTGTACCATTTTCTTCAAATTGTATTTGACCAATAGATATCACTCTTATTTTACCAAATTCAGGAGAAAGCGCAGTCATATGTTGATACATTTCTGCATCGTCTTTTTCTACATGCTCTCCTCCTCTTCGATACTGATCAGCCTTTCTTGACCAATGCTCTACTGCTCTCGGTCTATTCTCTTCAAATTCTTTAAATTCTCTAAATTCTGAAGTTGTTTCAATATCTATAAACAACATTCCTTTTAAATCTTCAGGTCTATACATTTAATTTATTTTATGAGGGTTGTTTTCTCTAATATCGTGAATGGCTACTGGATACTTCATCATTCTCGGTTCAGTACCGTTTTTAGCAGAGTACTGTTGCATTGCTTCGAACGTGTAATATTTAAACCCGTAATGAGAAGTTAGTTTTTCCGAAACATTAACACACTTTCCGTATTCAATGGAACCTGCAAAATAGAAATAATAATCTTTTCCTATCTTTGGGTTTTTAACAAGTATCTTTTTTTCTATTTTCTTTGCCATATACATATTATATATGGAAACTAGATAAAGTTTATTATTTGACTAGTTTAATGTTAAACGCGATTGATATTCTAATTTCTTTAGAATCTGTCTTAGGAACCATATGTTCTAAATGACTTGGGAAAATAACGATATCTCCTTCATCTAGGCTAGGTGTAAATCTTGGGTGGTATGTTCCATGTCCAAGGTGATTAAAATCAATTCTATTCTTTAATTCAGGATTTGAATCTAATAGATACTTAATAGTAGATCCTTGTGGATTAATAAAAGTAATTGGCCAATGTTCTTCTGGATTGAATTTAATAAAGTGAACTATTGAAAATACATCTGGAATATGCTCATGGATATTTGCAGTCTGTCCAGGGCCATATGCAGTATACCATATATCTCCTATGATTTCCCAGCTATGGTAGCCCTCTCCGAAATATTCTATTAAAAACTTATTAATATATTTTCCATATGTTGGGATTGCTATATTCCAGTCTATTACATTCTTTAATTTTTCTGAATTAGCGTACGATGTATGCACATTCCAATCGTCTGACGCTTGAGGAGCTTCGTGGTAATTTTCAAGCATTAAAGGAACATAACTTTCTTTAATAAAGTCATGCTCCTCAATTCTGTCTTGCCAATAAAACGGTGCAAATATGTTTTCAAAGAATCCCATTACTAGTCTTCTATGTAAACTATATTAGCTGCCATTTCATCTTCACCATATCTTGGTTTAGCCCATAGCGGGGCTCCTGGGAATTCTTCGTATGCCCAATCATTTAAACCAAGTTCTGTGAATCTTTTGTTAATTTGTTCGTTGTAATAATATCCAATGGTTCTTACTCTTCTTTGAATATCTGCTCTTGCCATATCGTGAGTGTTCTGTCCATTTGCATTATTATATAAGAATTGTACATATCCTAATTTTGGAATTTTACACGTAATAGTTTTTAAGAAAGTTCTTACGATTAATTCATAGTCATCAACCGTTGGTAAACTCCTATTGTGTCCTCCTATTTCGAAATATGTAGATCTTCTCCAAGCTCTTGTATGATTTGGAACTCCAACAATATGCCTAATAGTCTTTGGATTAATATTATGCTGTGTTGCGACTTTCATCATTTCACCGTTATATTCTTCATCTCTATAAGCTCCGTATGCGAACGCAAAACCATCTGGATATGTTTGAGATTCCCAGTTTTCATTAACCTCTAATGTGTCGTTAAAAAAGAAACCAGCCTCTGGATGTTTTTTACCGGCTTTGTATAAATCTTCAGTACACCATGGCACAAGTAAGTCATCGTGATCTAATTCAGCAAGAATAAATCCTTTAGCCATAGTACAGCATCTCCATTTAACTTCACCAATATTACCTCCACTCTTTTCTCTAAAATCGTATACTTTAACTCTTGGATCTCTACTTGCAATATCTTCAGCGATTTTAAGAGTTCTTCCTCCGTCAGTTGAGTCATTTACAAGAACCCATTCCCAGTTACTATAAGTCTGTTGTAATAGTGAATCGTAGGTTTCGTATAATTTATTTCCTGTGTTATAAATTGGAGTAAACCAAGATATTAAATCAGGATCTTCCAGATTATCAGGGTTTAATAAAGTTTCCATTGCTGATTGATATGCAGCCTGTCCAACTTCTTCGTCTGAAGGTCCATAAGGTACATTAAGCCATTTTCTTCTAAATTGAAGAGGTAAAGAAGCCATTCCTGGAAATTCTTCCCATGACTCTCCTCTAGACATAATCATATCTGGTTGGAATTGAGCTATTTCTACATGAACATTCTCGTCTGTTTTTAAATATCTAACATTTAAATTATCAGCTTCGTAATCTAATATCTTTTTAGATTTTAGCACGGGTTCGTCTTTGCCAATGTATAATATTTTTGGAACGTTTGCGGTTGATTTCTTTTCTAAAGCATTGTAGTAACATAATTCATCGACAGTATATGTAAACCACTCTGGATGATCTTTATGTACTTGTTCAATTAAAATACCATCTGCACAGTAATCCGCCTCGAATTTATAGCCGTGTTTATTGTATACTTCAACGTTAGCTATAAACTGCGCTAAATCAATTTCATGCTTTTTGACGTTGTTTGGATGAATCATTCTAAAATCTAACCCAGTAAAATCTTTACCAGCGACATTTTGAGAAAAGGTGTGTACCTTTTTTGTTGAGTCTTTTTTAGCAAGTTTTAGAATTGTTTCATAGAAATTAGGATGCATGATGTTATCGTCATCTAAGAAATATACCCAACCGCTCTTAAGAGTAGAAATTAATTCAGAAGATTGTGGGTATAACATACCTACTGCATCTCCTTTTTCAAAATAATATTTTGTTGATTTATCCTTAAGATCACTTAGCAATTCTGCGTCAATGTCTTTTAAAGTGGCAGTATCAAACATGACATGCCAATTAATTTTTAAACCCTTAGGTATGTTATTGAATACAGATTCTTTTACTGTACTTAAGTTGTGAAGCCTAGTGCTTCTTGTAATAATATGAATTACCATTATAAAGTATTTATGTGAATTGATTTATTAGTTATACGTCAAAGAAGAACATTTGAAAAAATCTGGCATTATCAATTTGATCTCCAAAGTACTGAGTAGCTGCATGAATATTCTTTGCATCAAAAAGAACAAGTCTATTATACTTATTTCCAACCTCATCTATTTTTTCAAAGTTTGTACCATCATAAAAGTTCATTTCAGCGCTTTTTCCTGTAAATGCTCTCGCATATGCTTGAGTTGATCTTTTTTGGTCATCAAATTTAAAATCACCAGTATGCTTACTTCTATAAAAGCTAGTACCAGTTGAGAGTGGAGCATCTTTAGTTAAGAAGACCATACCCGCATAAGTTTGATTATCTACATGGTAGACTATTGGTTGATCAGCAGTACAGAATTGGAATATTCCATTTGCGTATCTGTCATGATTCCAATTAAAAATAGGTTTTCCAATAATTTCTTCTAATACTTCTTTAGTTCCATTTGTTGAAAATCTACTGGTTGCTCTTTCTCCTTTATGATAATCTGATGGAGAGAATTCTATTTCTTTAATTGCCCATTCTCTAATAAAATCAGGATCAGCATAGAAATCATCTACTACAATAACTCCTTTATCTAAAGAATTATATCCTGAATAATATGCTACCCACTTTCCTAATGATTCTATTTGAACTAAATCATCTGAACCTCCAAATCTAATTTGAAGAGGTTTTAGAGCATCCGATTTGTTTATTGTAAATTTAACTCCAGGTTTTAGTCCTTTTGGATCGTATGTTTGAGTTACATCGTGTCTTGGACTAAATATAGGATTAATAGATTTCGAATCTATTAAAAGGTCCTCGACTTCGTGTTCAGTTGAGCATATCCACCCACTAAACGTGAGGATGTCTTTATTATTTTCAATTGAATCAATGTACATGTATGTTCCATACACTGATGTTACGTGTTTAATTATATCTGCCATATTAGATTATATTAAAAAAATTAGTTTAGTTTATTTTTCTAGATTTTTCGTAGTCTAGATCTTTATAAGTTTCTTTGTTAATATATTTATCAATATTAACCGTGGGTCTTGGGTTTATTTTTGTTATCTCTCTAAATATTTCAGCATCCGATAATCCTGAGTCAAACATACCTAATACGTCTCTTTCCCATATATGATTATGTTTTTCTAAACCTCTATAATCGGTATCTGTAGAACAGCACCCACAGAAAGATTCAGTAAAAAACATATACCCATATTTACATGAGTTTTTTCCAGGAAGATTAAACTTATTACAGCCTCTATTTGAATTAATCCAAAGATCCCAATCTTCTTTAATCGTAAAATGTTCATAGTGAACGAAGTTACCGAATTTTATCCAAGCTCCGTTTAATTTAATCGATTCACAAGCATTTATTTCTGCCATTCCCCATTGTTCATTTCCTTTTATTTCTAAAGAGTTTCCATTAGAATCATAAAATTCCTTTAATGGAAATATTCCTTTATCGAAATACGCGCTCATTCTTCTAATAGTCGGAGTGTTGACATACTCTCTTTCCTTTAAAATAACAAAGGTATCTCCATTATCTATTTCATTTAGTACATTCTCTGGGGTGATCCAATATCCATATCCATATTGTCTGTCGTCTAAGTCATCGAGGTATCTTCTAAATTGAACCTGATCAATTTCTGGATTTTCTTTGAGTAATTTAACACCGTTCTGTAACCATTCACCAGAGAAACCCGTAATGTTATTAGGTATACAGATCCAGTCTCCTTCTAGAAAAAGACTAAATTCGTATTCTTTAGATAATTCGTTAAGTTTATTTATGCCTGCACCTGGTCCGGTATTTTTAGAATTAATATGTATTTCGAAATCGATTAAATGTTCGTATTTTTTAATTGATTCATCTAATACTTTATTAATATCTTCATTGGTGACATTTACTAGAATATACCATTTAATAATAGGTCCATTGTAGGATTCAATAAATGTTTTAATGGTTGATTTAAGAGCGTCTGCTCGATCTGGTGCATTATGCGTTAGAGTGCATATACAAAAGTTTTCCATAGTATTATATTATATTATTATATATCACAAAAAAAGGGACCCTCTTTCGAGGATCCCTTTAACCTTAACTATTAATATCTAAAGTTTATGTTAGATATTAGATTCTACCTCCACCTGCTATTTGTAGTTGAACAGTTTGTCCATCTATAACAACTTGGAAAATTTGAGATCTTTCATCGTACATAATCGTTTCAATATGAGAAAGATGCGAGTTACCATTAGAACCATTAGAACCGTTAGAACCAGCAGGACCAGCAGGACCAGTATAACCTTGATAACCTCTTGCACCAGTAGATCCACCAGGACCAGTAGCACCAGTATTACCTTTAGCACCAGTAGGACCAGTTGGACCTTGGCGACCTTGAGCACCAGTTGCACCAGTATTACCAGTGTTACCTTTAGCACCAGTTGCACCTTGAGATCCAGGAGTATCTACCAATTCGAAATGTAAACCATATTGTCCTCCGCCATTATCATAAATACTGACATGTGGTGATTTAGCATATGCGTCGATAGTTGGCGCAGCCCATGTTGGCATATTACCAGTGTTACCTTTAGCACCTTTAGCTCCTTGAGCACCAGTACCACCTCCAGGACCAGTAGGACCTTGACGACCTTGAGCACCAGTACCACCTCCAGGACCTGTTGGACCTTGACGACCTTGAGCACCTGTAGAACCTCCAGGACCTGTTGGACCTTGACGACCTTGAGCACCTGTAGAACCTCCAGGACCTATTGGACCTTGGCGACCTTGAGCACCTGTAGAACCTCCAGGACCTATTGGACCTTGGCGACCTTGAGCAC